TCAAATGTATGTATGTAATGTATGCCATCAGTACACATACAACGATGCAAATCATAAACCATTAACCGATTAACACTTAGCCTAACATTCTAAGGGATGTTAGTTATAAGTGTTATTAACCAAAGGAGCAAGACAATGTGTGTCTATGGGAAAAAGAATTCTTAACGCTACGCTAAGGGAATGGGAATTGTCCCTTAATGGAGTTCTACCATGAATAAGCTTGAGTCTATCCTCACTTGTGTGATCTTCGCACTTCTGCTTGTACTTCTCGGTACAGGTTGCTATGTGTACGACCTGCACAACGAACTTCTGGATCAACGCGTTAAGCTCCTTAAACACTGCATTCAGGACTACGGCGTGAACAACTGCCGTTTCTAAAGCCAAAACCCTATCCTTAATTGGATAGGGTTTATTTTTTTCCGCTACGCTAAGGGAATGGCAATAATGCCTTTATCGGAGTTCATTTATGAATCGTCGACTCGCTGAGAAAATTACGCACATTGCTTTCTCCTTTGAGAAAGCTCGCCAAGAGCTTCCTATTGCGCAAACTCGTGATCAGATCAAGCCCATCTATTGTGGCCGGATCAAAGGTGTGCGTGTCCACAATCGTAATGTGTGGGGCGTGAGTGCCCGAGAATGGTGGCGGTTTTGCAAGTGCGTAAATTGATATTCAAACCTCACCCTTAATTGGGTGAGGTTTATTTTTTCTTTTCTCGCTACGCTAAGGATGTGGGCAATAATGCCTTTATCAGGGTTCTATCATGGCAAGTAAAATCGGTTTTGGCACTGCAATCAGTGCATTGCTTGGGTCAGTAGTCCATACTGCAACCGCAGTTGGCAAAGTAGCCGAGACTGCTGATGCCCTCGCGGGTATTGGCCTAATCAAGGCTCAAAACATGGCCGAGATTGTACGTTACGAAGATCAGCTCACCATGCTCGAGCTCAAGGCTGAGAGCCAAGAGCGTGCAGCTAAACTCAAAGCCGCAGGCCTAGATGTCGATGACATCGAACTTGGTTGATCCACGTAGCCTAACCTCCTAGTGAGGTTAGGCTTTTCTTTTTCCACTACGTGGTGGTAGTGGCAATATTGCCTTCTTGGAGTCCTAATATGGATACTCTCGTTAAGTTCTGCTTGGCTGGCCTAATTATCGGTGCTTGGTTCTCCGAATATGTTGCCAAGCCATTGATCCAAGCAATGGGGCATCTCCTGAGTGCAGCTCGGTCTTACTTGGTTATTCTCGGTTATAAAATTGAGATATGCCTTACTCGCTTAGTTCGTACTCTAGCTGACGAAGCACATCCAATGCTGCTTTTCACCTTGCTTGTAGGATTGTGCATCTTGTTGATCCAAGTGCGTACCGAACGTAATGAGCAGTTCATCAAGCAAAATCCCACTGTCGTAGTAAGCAATTGGAGCATAATCCCGTAAGGGGTTATGTTCCGTTCTACTTACTAATCTTTAATTAAAGATTAGTAAGAAGATCATAATTCCTTATGGAATTATGTAACTTATTACACAAGTGATTACACAAGGGATTACACAATACACATTACACAATTAAGTACACAGTCAGATAGCTAAGAGGTTACTTACCAATTAGCTAAGTTATCTGTTACTTAGTTCACTATCCATTCATGTACTATTAGATCGTGTACTATCTAATTAATTTGAACCAAGGGAGTAGACACAAGTTATTTCTTCTGATACCCTAGCCCCATCGTTTCCTAAAACGTGGGGTATACCAGTAAGTAATTAACTATAAGTAATATATAATTAATATAATATAAGTAATATATAATAAGTAATTAACTATTAACTAAGTAAGATATAATTAATTAAATAAGTAATAAATTAAATAAATATTTATATAAATTAAAATTAAATTAAAATCAGTTATTCAGTTATAGATACCTAACAAGCAATTAATTCCTAACCAATTAATTCTTAACTAATTCACTTCACTTAACCTATCCACTCTCTATCAACCAATTTACCTTTCCCTACTGCATACACATAAGCCACTAGAACCCTTCTAACAAGCTCTTACAGACCCATCTCAAACCTTACCTATCTAACCCTACCTCTTTGGTTCAATCCCTCTATAAAAGCTTCCTATAACTCATACCAATTAATCACTAACTCATTGATATACAAGCTAATAGCTAAGTACTTGATTTATAACAACTTAATTTATATCTACCTTATATCTAAGTAAAAGAATCGCTACGCTCAGGCAATGGCAATTTTGCCTGCTTATGGAACTACATCATGGCTGCTATCCGTAACGAAATTCCACTGGTCGATCCAGACCATGTGTTCATGACCTTAATGTCATGCAACTACATGGCTTTTAATGACCAAGATTTGATTCAAGCGCATGTTGATTGCATTGTGTTAAATGCATGGCAAACCGAAGCTTCGCTCAAGCAAACACTCATTGACTTGCTTGGCGAAGAGCGTGCCAAGCAAGTTCTTCAGCAGCTCTAAACTAAATTACCCTAACTTCGGTTGGGGTTTTTAATTCTTTTACATTTTCGATAAGAACACACGGACAGTAATTCTAAAAGAAACGCTACGCTAAGGGGGTGGCAATAATGCCTTTCATTGTTGAGTAATCATCATGAGTCTTCGCTACAATCTATGTCCTGTCTATAAAGCAGGGCGTGCAACATCTGATCAACTTGCCAAGTTTGCGCGTTATACCTACAACGCACATGGCAGTGATTATCTTCTCGTCAAAGACAACAGCTCTTTACAGATTGACCGTTATCTCGCGGTCTACGATAGCAACGGCCTGACAGGCAAAACTCGTGCGGCAATCTCAACTTTAATCTCCGAACTACCAATTGGCACTGTCGTAGAACATGTTGATATTGGGTATGGATTCCGTAATACAAAATATCAATCTTTCCGTTTTTGGAAAAAAGTCACCCAAGATGATTGGGTGCTGCAAGACTAAGTCTTAATCCCCACATGGCCTAGTGCTGTGTGGGGATTAATTCCTTAGAGCTTTCCCTTAATGCCCTGCTTCGATAAGCACCTTCTAACTGTCCGTCTGTCTTCCGTCTCTTTGTCGCTACGCTCAGGGGGTGGCAATTTTGCCATAGTCATGTTTGGTGGTAAATCGTGGCAACACAACGCAAAGGCGGTTTTAACAACGCAACTAAACCTGCTGACGAATCAGCAATCCTTGGTTATCTCAACATTAGCCTGAAAACAACCCAGGGTGAAAAGCGTATCGGCAAATTTGGATTGGCTTTGAAAGAGGACGACCCCGTTAGCAAGGCAATCGCCACGAAACTGAAGTCAGGCGAGTGGAGCTTAGCGGACATTGAGTCACGTCTCATCCTAGCCTTTACTGAGCCGAGCGAAAAGCTTGATGCAGATAGCATCGAGTTGGGCTAAAGCAAAAAGCCCACAGCATTACCGTAAGGTAGTGTTGTGGGTAAGTCCTTACTGATAGGACACAGTAACTATTGGGCTTCTGCCCATTGTGTGCTTATAAGGATTACACAGTAAGTAATCCGCTACGCTTAGGAGTTGGGCATGTTGTTAATGGTTTGTCTGTTATTAGTGGTTGCTTCTGTACTAATTATTATTGTGGGTACTAATCCACAATTAGTTGGTAAACAGTTAGCAGTTTTAGTCTTAGTAATCCTTGGTCTGTGTGGGGGTGCATTGCATTGCACATCCCAATTGAACCAAGAAGCAAAGGAGCAATACCAATGATTGATTCATTTAAAGGGCAGTATGCTTGGCTCAGTAATATGGCTTTGTTAGATGAACCTATCAATGATGGGATCACTACCTATGTGTCAGTAGAAAATTACTACCAAGCACATAAAGCAAGTGAAAAGTATTGGCCTGACCAAGTTGATCTTACCCCACAAGAAAGTAAAAAGTGGGGTAAACACTTACCACTCAGGCATGACTGGAATCAAATAAAAAATGATGTAATGTGGGAAGCATTACAACATAAATTCGGTCAGAAGAAATTTCAAGCATTGTTATTGACTACTGATACTCAAGAATTAGTAGAAGGTAATTGGTGGAATGATACCTATTGGGGTGTATGTAAAGGCGTTGGTAAAAATATACTTGGTAAAATGTTGATGCAAATCCGTGAAGGACTGCAAGAACATAAGGACATTAATATAAATACTAAATTTAATAAAGATCAAAGTAAGGCAGACATTGCTGATGCATATATTGGTATTGGGGCAATTGGTAGCAGTACCGAAATGTATGCACAATACTTTGATAAAGTAAATTCAAAAGAATATGTGCCTTATGAAATTGTATTTGTGAGCATTAATGGTAAACGACCTAATTCAGTAGGTATATCACAGTATATAAAGTTATTAGATGCTGCTGTACAACAGCGAGTTGTATTCTGTAGTGATAACCCAAGTAATCGCAATCGTGATTACAACACAGGTGAACGTCATTTAGCAGAGTACTACACCCATAATGGCTATACAGAGTATGTGTGTAAACACTACTCACTATGGCTACCACCAACCCATTGAACCAAGAAAGGCAATGTAATAGTTGCCTTAATTTATTGGAGTAAACCATGCAACAAGTAATCTGTTCTTTCTGTGGTTCAACTGATGTACAAGTTAAAGAAAGTGGTTTGTATATCCTACACTTTGAAAGTAAACAGTTAATCGCTGGTTATATTCAAATGTATGTATGTAATGTATGCCATCAGTACACATACAACGATGCAAATCATAAACCATTAACCGATTAACACTTAGCCTAACATTCTAAGGGATGTTAGTTATAAGTGTTATTAACCCAAGGAGCAAGACAATGTGTGTAGAAAGGTTTCATGAGTTGTTGAGTGATTTTACAGGTAAATCCACTACAAGATTTATTATCTTGAATAAAGTGAATTACATTGCCTGTAAATCTCAAACACCTAATCATAAAGCTATCCCAACTGATCCAAGGAGATTGATCATGAGTAAGGCAACCTATGCTGTTGGCTATGACAAAGGCCAATACCACGTATATAAGTATGTGGATGACAGCAAAGAGTCAATCTATGCGTCTTTCATGTATGAGGATCATTCCAAAGCGATAAAGCTGTGTAGTCAGATGAATAGTCTGAATACTATGGACGAGATTCATGCATATCTTAAACGCTATGGCTACACCTATGAAGGTGTGATCAATGACCTCACTAAACACGGTTTTACTGAGGATGCTCAGATGTTTAAGCATTGCTTAGACATTCCTGAGTTTATCAAACAAATCGACTTACATCTGTTAGCAGCATGGTGTAAGTAATTCGATAAGGGCAGTCAAGCTGCCCTTAATGATTTATAGGAGTTAGGTATGAATACACAGACCTCGTATCAAGTATGGTTAGAGCATGAGTATTGCTCAAAACATCTTGAGAAAGTCATCATGGATGACGTTCGTAATAGTACAGCATTTGATGAAATGTGCTTTAAAGCAGCATTTGCATTAGAGTCTTGGTGTAATGAGCCTAGTGCTTATGAATCCAAAGCTCTACGTAAACAGGCATTGCAAGACGCATGGGTCATTGATGGTGAATCCATGTGGCATAAGCTTGTAGACCGTATTATTGCAAGTGTAGTACGTGAGCAATACACCACATTAACTAATTTAGTAATGATGCACACAGGCATCTCTAAATTAGAGAAGCGTGAAGCAATTGTCCTAGCTGCTGAAGTGATTGCTATTGTCTGTATCAGTAGTGAGCTGTTCAGTATCAGTAAGCCAAGGAAACAGTACATGATTGAATCGTGTATTGATCCAAGTAAAGAAGTAGCTGATAAGATTGCTCAGACATGCTACTTACCACCATTGGTAGCAGAGCCTAAGTTAATCAAAATTAACTTTGATACTGTGTATTACACCTATGAGGGTGAATCACAAATACTTGGTAATAAAGCTAACTACCATAATGATTGCATCTCTTTAGATGTAATCAATAAACAAAATAGTGTAGCCCTACAACTTTGCCAAGACTTCATTGATGTTTATGAGGAGCAAGAGCCTGAATTTGAAATTGAGTCTAAAGAAGACTTGCTTATGGCAAAGATTCAATGGGAACGGTATCAAGTACAGTGTGCTTACTTCTCTAATTTATTAGTGAATATGGGCAATAAAATCTATCTTGGTAACAAGGTAGATAAACGAGGTAGATTGTACTCAAGTGGTTATCACATTTCTCCTCAAGGAAACAGCTATCGCAAAGCGGTAGTTGAGTTCTATGAGGAAGTGATTGTGGAATGTCCACCTGAATACAAGTACTGAGCAAGGACACACGGCACACAAGCGGTACGTTAGTACCGCGCAAGTGTGGGGAGTGTGTCCGTAGCGATTAATGGGGAGTACATAGAATGATTAAGTATGTTTACATCACTGCTGATTCCTTGGATCAATTAATGCATATACCTATTCAAAATAGAATGGTAGGTACATATAAATATTTACTAATTACGTGTAATAAATTTGGAAATAAAGATTGGGAAATAGGTGTTACTACCTCAACATTTACTCCTGATCAAAATGATCGTGTAATCACATTTGATCAATTACTTTATATTTTAGAACTAAGAGATTCTATTGGTACTAATGCAACTATGAATGTAGTGGAATCTTTAGGGATTCCATACAATCAAATTGATCCCCTTGTTCAAGTTATGAAGGATTTACAAGATGAAACTTGCTTTCGCCTTTTCTGACATCAGTCAAGCACATATAGATGAATTATGTATTTATCTATATGGGCATACCTTTTGGGAAGTATCTGCTGATGAATGTAGACATCTTTTACTATTTATTGCAGATATTCAATCATTGTATATTCAACATTGGATGGCACATCATGAATAGGCGCATAACAGCAATATGTACATTAGAACAATTTGATGATTTAGTAAATAAATTTAAATTACTGAATATGTTATCTATAAATATTAAAGAAGGTAATACTCAATTTGTTTTAAAAGAATTTGATAGTGGTTTTGCTATATATGGTTATTTTAAACCAACAGAAGGTGATTGCATAATTAGCTATGAAGAAATGGTATTTATTTTTGAAATGGCCTATGTCGTAGGCTTAGATATTGCCCTCAATGCCCACTTTCCACCAACGCAGAGTGATCCCATTCTGTAAAGGCTTATGCCGTCATTGAACCAAGCAAAGGAGCTTGATCATGTTTAAACACTATACCCCTTTTGAGTATTTGCTGATTGATATAGCCAATGCATTTGGCTTAGACAAGCAGGTATTTGAAGATCGTATTGCTTGGGTCAAAAGCAATATTTATAACTTGGAAGCATTCCAAGTAAATGCTGATGATCCTGCTTTGTTCTGTAAGGCTGTCTTAGCCTTGCGTAAAGTACAGGCAGGTAAGCCTACAGGTCATCCTATCAGACTTGATGCGGTTTGTTCGGGCATATCCATTATGTCAGCAATGGCAGGCTGCATTGATGGTGCAAGAGCTACAGGGCTTATTGATCCTGATAAGCGTAGCGATTGCTACACAGAAGTTACTGATGCAATGAATCGACTCTTTAAAGAGGATGGTTTATCTGAAGTGACAGTAGCTCGCTCTGATGCTAAAGACGCAGTAATGAAAGGCGTATATGGATCAACAGCAGTACCTGAAGAGCTATTTGGGGATTTGGTAGATTACTTCTACCGAGCTGCCAATGAAGTAGCTCCTGCTGCTTTTGAGCTGATGCCTGTCTTAGTCGAGTCTTGGGATAAGCACGCTATGGCTCATGAATGGGTTATGCCTGATGGGCATAGAGTCTTTATTCCTTCATTAGTGAAGGGTGAGACAAGAGTACGCATTGATGAGTTGGGAGGTGCAAGTATCACAGTACAATATCGTGAGAATGCACCACTCAATTATAGTCGTGCTAACTGCGCCAATCTTATTCACTCAGTAGATGCATTGGTATTACGTAATATGATTCGTCGTTGTTCTTATGACGTTGATCGTGTGAAGTATGTCAGTGATTTATTGACTATGCACATCTTAGTGCCTACGTTCAGTGGTCAGCATGATGCTGAATTGGAAAAGCTGATTAAGCTGAGCCAAGAAGCAAAGTGGGTTGATCCTTGTATCATTGATTTGATCCATGAGGAGAATCTACACATGATCCCTGTTTCTTTGGCTCAAAGCCTTAACAAGCTATTGAGTCAAATGATGGAACATGAAGCTTTTGACTTGATTACTGTACATGACGCATTTGGTTGCTTACCCACCAATGCAAATCAGATGCGGTACTGGTACAAAGAAATCATGGCTGAATTGGCTGAATCAGATATGATCAATTTCCTTACTAAACAATTAGGCATTACTGCCCACTTTGAGAAGTATGGGGACATTGCTGATCTGATTCGTCAAAGCAATTATGGTCTTTGTTAATATCCACTTTGAGTATCCTTCGGGATACTCTTTTTTTTTTTTTATAAGGAATTAATTATGAGTGATTATAGAGTTATAATTAAAGAAGATGATGATGTGGTAAACATTTTAAAAGAATTGATTAGGATTAAATTAATAACTGGTACAGTTACAAAAGAAATAGGTGAAAACTATTTAATTGTTCGCAGAATAGTTCGACCACATTATCTTAATAGTTATTGGATAGATGTTAGAGTTTACTATGCTACTAAAGAATTTACTGAAAAATACAATGACCACATTAGATGTATATTTATTAATAAAGATGATTTACTTTATGCTTTAAACATGTATTACTTAACACACAATTCAACAATGTTTGATGAGTTATTATCAAAGGAGTATTAAATAATGAATACTTTTGTGATTACACCATACACAGTTGATATGCATGAATGGCTTATTGAAAATGGTATACCATTTCAAGACGATGAAGAATTTAACATGCCTTACAATAGTATAGGTATAAAATTTTATAGAAATGGTAAAGTAAGTTATTACTTTCCTAGTTTAGATTTAAATTACAGAATAGTAAAGTGTGTTTTATACAACGATGTTGTAAAGCATTTTATTGAGTTACACCTGCTAGGTGTATGCATGTATAATTTTGATTTTATGCCTTACCGCTTTAATCTTATCAGGAGTTAGTCATGGCCTATTCACATGTCACAGTAAAGCTTAGTGATTCACTAATGCAAAAGTTAGAAGAATTTAAAAATTTAATATACATACCAAGGGATAATAATGTTGAGTATGATTGTATCCTACTTAACTTAGAAACAAGTGCTTGGTACAAGTCAACAAAGTATAATTATACTATTACAGCATTGATTAGTGAATCTGCATTTTTGTATGTCTTAGACTTGTTAGCGGCAGGTATCCCAATTGATCAAGGTTTTTTATTAGACGAAGTAATTAAAGGGGAAAGTAATGGCTAATAACTTAAAGCATGACGAAATTGCTGTAATTAAGTCAAATGATTTAATAAGTAAATTAGAAACTGTACTGGGTAATAGCCCATTTAGAATAATCTTATTTGAAAAATATATTGTAATGAATTTAAAGAGTAACTTTTGGTTTACGTGTAATCCAAAAGTTACTCCAAACTTAGTAATGCTTGATACAAACCAATTTGAGTATATTCTTGATCTCTATCAAGCAGGTATCGCTTTAAATAGTGGTGTTATTCAAAATTTTTTGATCCAATGTAAAGGAGAATAATTATGGCTATTAGAAGAATACACACAAAAACTACAGGAGATTTGATTACTTATTTACAAAACGTATTAGGTTATTCTTTTAATAAAGGAGCATCTATTTATGATAATTATATTACCTTTAATTTTATAGCCAATACATGGTTTACTTTAAATACGATAAATGAGAATATATCCGTAAACGTAAGTCCTGATGATTTTAAATACTTTATTGAATTGCATTCAATAGGCGTTAATGTAACCCGTGAGTTGATATTAGCAACTTTAGAAGAATTGACTAAGGAGAATAATAATGGGTGATTACATACAAACAGTTAGGACACCTGAATTATTTGACTTTATGATCACAGCTTTAGGTAAAAGCGCATACCCACACTATAAAGATGAAAACCTAATCCTGTTTAATTGTATTACACATAATTGGTTTACAAATAAGACCGAGTATTCTACTAATAAGCTATCCCTAACTAATGAACAATTTAAATATTTTATGGAACTAAAGACATTAGGAGTAGTCCTAACTGAATCCATAGTATTAACCTATTTGAACCAAGAAAAGAAGGAGTAATGTTATGATTATTAAACCAATCTATTTCATGAATAGTAAACGTATTCGTAAACTGTTAAACAGTAAAGGTTATGCCGTATCCACACATAAAGCAGGTAAGTCTGCAAGACGTATAAGATTGATTTATGGATTAGACAAAGACTTTACTAACCATAAAAATGATATCGGTTTTTATTATGACTTTAAATCGGATGTATGTATCTATGATCCAAAGGATGTAGATTACTTAATAACTATGTGGAATTTTACCCATGATCGTGAATTTATACATAACTTAGCTCAGGGGTTAATGCGATGAATGAATCAATGACTATCATCTTTTTGAATACTCAAATTAATATTAGAGTATTATATGATGTATTTGGTTATTACATACATCCCAATACACGTAACTATACTCATTTTACTTTAACGCTTAGTTTTGGTGATGTTATTAAACTAGGTTTTATTAAGAATCAGCATGAGTTATTAGAATTTATGAAGTTTAACCCATCTGTTCATTTTGACAATGCAAACTATTATTAGCAATTGATTGCATTAGGTTTAACTCCTCATGCAGCTTTTAAAGCTTATTTTATACAAGCTTCAAGCTTTGTCTAACGCGGTCTTTCGACCGCTACTTGAGTCTTTGACTTCCTGTGTGAGTACATTCTCCCTTGGCTCACACAGGCTTCATTTAGGGGGATCATGATGTTGGAGAATGATCATGGCAAAAGAGCCTGTTGTATTGCGTAGTATCTTGGCGGATGTAAAACGCTTGTGGGACACAGATGAAAAAGATCGCCCTACCATGGCTGAATTGGCTACACATCTCGATGTGGGTGCTACTACGATTCGTCGTGCATTGACTGAATTGGGCTTTAAAAAGCCATGTACATTTCACAAGACTGAAGCTGAAAAGCGTGACCTCTCTCTTCTTGAGTCTTTTGATGTACACAGCGACGAACTGAAAGAAGCCCTCAAAATGTACAAGTACCTCAAGTCTCGTGGTGCTTCATCGCTTGGCTCAATTGAAGGCCGTATCAGCATTTTCTGATGCATTAGATTGCCATTCTATATGGATGGCAACACTAAGGCATTTTGCCTGATCCACCCTAATCATAGGAGAATTGACATGGGTATTGCAGTAGATTCACGTATTGAGTTGCCATACGGCCAAGTTGTACAAGCTGTCAAACTTGCATTGAAAGCTGACCTTGTTCCATTGGTTCGTAGCTCACCTGGCATTGGCAAAAGCTCAATGGGGCATATCATTGCTAATGATCTGAACCTCAAACATATTGATGTACGCTTGGCTGACCATGAGCCTAGTGACCTGAATGGATTGCCTGATGTACGCGGTGAATACGCAGTATTCAAGACGTTTGAGCAATTTCCAACAGAAGAAATGCAATTACCTGAAGGCAAAGACGGTTGGTTGTTGTGTTTTGACGAATTGCCAAACGTAGACAAACAAATGCAGTCTGCTGCATACAAGATCATTCTTGAAAAGTTTGTTGGTCAAAAGCGTTTGCATCCCAAGTGCAAGATCATTGCATTTGGTAATCACACCACTGATAACGCAATTGCTGAAGTAATGAGTACTGCTTTGTGCAGTCGTCTGATTCATTTCAATCTGCGGTTTGATTTTGATGATTTCATGGAATATGCATTTAAGTCAGGAATGTCTTTAAACATCATTGGCTATCTGCAATACAAAAAGTCGTCAGCGTATCAATTTAATCCAAATGATGCTGATACCACTTACCCTTGTCCTCGTACATGGGAATTCTTGAGCAAAAGTGAAAAGTCAGGTTTGAATTATTCACAGCCTTATTCTTTTGCTTATGTTGCAGGTACGATTGGTCAAGCAGTTGCACATGACTTTATCTTGTTTATTAACTACCGTAAAGAGTTGCAAACATTTGAAGAAATGATGCAAAACCCTGATACCTGTAAAGTGTATGCAAATGAGCCACACTTGCAGTATGCAATGGCAACATTGCTTGCAGAACGGTTTAACAGTAAAGACCTTGAAAATATCCTGAAAGTAGTCAGCCGTATGTCACCTGAGTTTGGGTCATTTGTCGGTACATTGGCATTAAGCCGACTGACACCTGCACAACATGCTGAATATGGTGCAAATCCTGTTTGGCGTAATTGGTTGAGTACTTTTGTTAAAAAGTATGCTACTGCCTAACCAACTTAGCCCCTGCAATATGGGGCTATTCTTTTTGAACCAAAGAAAGGGGAATTGAAATATGTATCCAATTCTGAAAGGTTTAACGCCTATTGACTTGGCTCAAGAGCCTACTTTAGAGAAGGCTGTATATCAATCTCGACGGGATTTGATGACCAATTCTAAAACCAAGTTTTATGGGATTGTCTTACTTCAGTTGCCTATGTTTGTCGTTAAAGAGAACATTACAGGTGCAACAGATGGTACAGGTATTATTCTAGGTCGTGATTATTTCATGGCTCAGAATACTTCACAGCGTAAAGAGCTTATTATTCATGAAGTCATTCATGTCTGTATGAAGCACTCTATGCGGCTTAAAGGGCGTAATCCTCGTGTGTGGAATGTAGCTTGTGACTATGCAATCAATCCCCACTCTGAACAGCTTGGCTTACAGCTCAGTGAAGGAGCAATCAAAGACCCTAAGTATGCTGATATGAGTGCTGAAGCTATCTATGATGACATCATGGCTAATGGTGGTGAATCTATTTTACCTCCAATGGGTAATGGTGCTGATATGCATTTAATGCCATCACCTGATGCAGATAGTAAGCTATCCAATGGTCTTTTACCTGAACAGGCCATTGATCAAGCTATGCAGACAGCAGTCATACAAATGGATATGAGTGGTCAAGGTAGCTCAGTCCCAGGCTATGTAAGGGAGTGGCTTAAAGAGTTGTTTGAACCAAAGGTGTCATGGCAAGCTTTGTTGCGTAAGTACATGAATGCTAAGAGTCAGACTGAATATGATATGAGTCGTCCTAATCGCCGTATGCGGCATCTAGGGATTTATCTACCTACCCGTAAGGGTAAGAAGATGGGTAAAATGATTCAAGCATTTGATCTTTCTGGTTCGATCAGCAAGCATGAATTTCTGCACTTTGTCAGTGAGTCGTATGCAGGGTTCAAAATTCTCAATCCTGAATTGCTTGAGATCATTCAATTTGATACTGACATTATCAGTATTGATAAAGTCACTAAAGAATCTGATTTCAACAAAATTCAATTCAAAGGCGGTGGTGGAACAGACCTAAGAACCTTGTTTGATCATTTTATTAAAACTAGAGCAAAACTTATGATTGTACTCACTGATGGGTATTTTTATAACAACTTTGCTGTACCACCAAGAGGACAAGATGTTATTTGGTGTATCTACAATAATCCAAGTTGGAGACCGCCATTTGGTAAAGTAGTACATCTGTCATTTGATAAAGCCCAATCTTAGGATTGGGCATTTTTTATTAGGCTTCTGCCTTATACACCCCTTATTGGAGATTTAACATGATTCAGTTGACCCAAGAGCAGCAAATGATTGCTGATGCTATTAACGACTTCCTACTTGATACGACTAAAGATCATTTAGTGATCCAAGGTGTAGCAGGTAGCGGTAAGTCAGTTTTATTAGATAATGTGATTAGTTACTGGCGTGAAAATACAATCCCTACCTTAAACAGTATGGGTATTTCACATCTATACCCAAATGCAATTGAACTTACTGCAACTACCAATAAAGCGTTAAGTGCTTTTGATAATCATATTAGTGGGGTATATCCTATAACCATTCACAGGTTATTAAAACTGTTTGTAAATACAGACTATAAAACAGGGGAAACTAAATTAATGTGTAGAGAGCAAACTTTTCAATTAAACAATACAATTGTGATTGTCGATGAATACAGTCAAATCAATATTGACTTATTCAATCATATTAAGAAACACATGAAGTTTTCATTAAATAACAAATTTATTTTTATTGGTGATAAAGCACAGTTATCACCTGTGAATGAAATAACAAGTCCTGTAAATAATTTACCCAATCATGTATCAACAGAAATGACTAAATCATATCGACTTAAAGATATTCCTATAGTTGCAGCTTATGCTAATCAAGTACGGGAATTTATCTTAGGTCGTTCTAAAACAATTGCACCTATTCCCCAAAATGATCAAATTGTTCGTATGGGTAAAGAAGCTTTTTATGCAGATTTACTTGATAAATTACGTTTAGGAAATGATGCTAAATATATTTCCTATACAAACCAAGATGTCAAAACAATTAATAAGTGGATTCGTCAACAAGTAAAAGGCACAAGTGACTATAGTGTAGGTGAGCGAGTAACGCTTACCAAAGTCGGTAACGGTATGCCTTATGGTACAGATGCTGTTGTAGAAATTGAAGCTATCAGTAATCCCACTACCTTTAAAATGGTAGATGGTCGGTGGTTTAAATTTAAAACCAGTACGCAGTCTTGGTTTGTTCCCACCCGCTATTCTGATATTAAGAAAGTGGTTGTAAATTTAACAAACCGAGAAGCTAAAGATTTAATGGATGTATCTTGTGATATTAATTATGAGTATGCCATTACATCTTATAAGTCCCAAGGTGCAACTTACGATTACGTCTATATTGATGTAAGTCAGTTAAAGATTGCACAAAAGTACTTTTGGCAACATTTCTATGTTGCTATCACACGAGCAACTAAAGGTGTAATACTGACGGGAGTATAGCCATGAACCAATGGGCATTTAGTGTAATCTTACCTAAAGCTGAGTACGACTATAATCAATGTAAGTTGATGTATAAGTTGTATGAACCACAATATAAACCTGTCTATGAAGTACTTGTTGATATAGCAAAAGCTAATAATGCATTGCAAAATAGTCAGCTATATAATTTCCTTGTTGGTTCAAGAAGATTTGTATTTATAGACGATCCTAAATTTAATACACTACATAGGGATTTAAATGAAAGCTTTTATGGAATTAAATCACAGTTAGAAGCTATCGAAAGATTAGCGCATATAACTAAATACTTGTATAACATGTTTAACTCACTTAGCTCCCAAGAGCTAATGCGAGTTAATATGCACACTAACTTTGTGCAAGCACTTTTAGATTTAGGTGTTGTCGAGCCTAAAGGTAAAAAGCGCAACTTAGAGTTGGATCAACGAATGGTTAATAGTGCTTCTTCTTATATTGAAGAAGTAAACTATGCTATTGCTTTTAACGATTTACTGAGGTAATCAATCATGCAACATTTCTTTTTCTCTGATGGTAAACCAACATTTAAAATTGCTATTCTTATTAAGGATAGCTCTTTTAATAAGAATCAAATGATTCAAGCCTATGGTGCTTATCTTACATCTAAAGGAATTGACCTGAATGATGTATTTGCTATCAGCTTACCTTACAATAATAACAAAGCTAAAGCTGAGTTAGTAAAAGATACCTTTACTCTCTTGATTACTCAACTTGAAAAGTTAGGCACTGAATTTATTTATTGTGCAGATAGTACTTACTTCAAAGCACTCTGCAAAGAATCTAAAGCTGAACCACATCTAGGGATGCAATTACCTGTTAAGTTTAAAGATAGCCCATTAAAGGCTTTCTACGGTATCAATCATACTTCGGTTCTCTATGATCCAAAGAACGAAGCTAAGATGAAACTATCTTTGGATGGATTGATCCAAGCAGTGAAGGGAGGTGACTCTGTGATTGCTTCTGAAGTGATTAAGTCAGCTCACTATCCAATGATGTATACAGACATTCAAGCAGCTCTTAATGGCCTATTGACTTATCCTGAGCTTGTTGTAGACATTGAAGCATTTAGTCTACAGATCAAGTCTTGTGGCATTGGCTCAGTAGCCTTTGCAACAGATAAGCATACAGGTGTAGCTTTCCTTGTAGATTATAAGCCTATTGAGCAAGAAGGTGCTTATTTTGGTATTCAAGTCAACAATAAGCCTATTAAGCAATTACTACGTCAATTCTTTGATACATACCAAGGTAAGCTCATTGCTCACAATGGCTCATTTGATTTCCGTGTATTTGTATATGAGCTATACATGGATCACCCACTTGATTATGTTGGTATGCTGATAGGTATTGAACGCTATACCAAACTGTTTGATGACACAAAACTGATTGCTTATCTTGCAACTAATAGCTGTGCAGGTAATGAATTAGGTCTTAAATTATTGGCTCACTCTTTTGCAGGTAACTATGCTGTAGATGTAAAAGATATTCGTAAAGTCAAATGGGATGACCTACTTAAATATAACTTGATTGACTGTTGTGCAACTTGGTTTGTATATGAGCAATATAAACCTAAGATGATTGCAGATCAGCAAGAAGAAATTTATGAGGGTTTGTTTAAAGCTTCATTTAAAGTAATTATGCAAATGGAATTAGTGGGTATGCCCATGCATGATTCACTGATTCAAAAAGCTAAAAAAGAGTTAGCAGGTATTGCTAATAAACAGTATGTCATCTTGGCACAAAGTCAATTTGTAAAAGATACTGTAAACGTCATTAAACAAAATGAGGTAACTAAAGCTAATGCTAAATTAGTTAAGTTAGTTAAAACTGTAGATGACTTTAAATCAGTTAAGTTTAACCCAAACTCAACTCAACAACTTGCAATCTTGTTGCATGAAGTTATGCAATTACCAATATTGCAAACTACACCAACAAATCAACCTGCAACAGGTATGGATGAATTAAAGGATTTAATTAACCATACAACTGATCCAAAGAAGCAAGAAGTCATTCAAGCATTGATTGACTTAGCTAAAGTTAGTAAGATTCTTACTGATTTTATTCCATCATTTGAAAATGGTTTTCTCAAAGCAGATGGTATGCGTTATCTACATGGTAGTTTTAATTTAGGTGGTACTATTTCAGGACGTCTAAGTAGTAGCTCACCGAACATGCAAAATTTGCCTTCAGGTAGTACTTACGGTAAATTAGTTAAATCTTGCTTTGTTGCACCAAAAGGATGGGTAATTTGTTATGCAGACTTTAATTCCCTTGAAGATCGTATAGATGCTTTATTAACTAAAGACCCTAATAAGTTAAAGATTTATATCGAAGGATATGATTCACATGCTTTACGGGCATATAATTATTTCCCTGAAGCTTATATTGGTATTCCTGATACTGTAGAATCTATCAATGCTACAGTAGTTACTCATAAAACTTATCGTCAAGATAGTAAAGCACCAACCTTTGCTTTGACCTATGGAGGTACTTATTACACACTTATGGTTCAATGCGGCTTTACTATGCAAAGGGCTAAACAGATTGTTGCTAACTACGACAAGATGTATCAGGTATCTTTGCAGTATAAAGCCAAACGGGTTAAAGAAGAATGCGCAGCTTTAGGGTATGCAACAGTTGCATTTGGCTTACGGGTACGTACACCTGTTTTATCCAAAACAATTCTTAATACCAAACAGACACCTTATCAAGCTACCCAAGAATCCCGTTCTGTAGGTAATGCTATGGGGCAATCTTACGGTATGTTAAACAGTAGGGCTTGTGCTGCATTCATGGAAAAGGTATGGCAGAGTGAATATCGTCATGACATTCTCTGTATCTCACAAATCCATGATGCTTCTTACTTCTTGGTTCGATCTGATCTCAATGCAATTAAATTTGTTAATGATCATTTGATTGCTGAGATGCAGTGGCAAGAAGACCCTGCTATTCAACATGAATTAGTAGGCTTACATGGTGAGCTTGATGTTTGCTATACATCTTGGGCAACACCAATCACAATATCTAATAACTCAAGTATCTCACAAATTAAAGATGCTTTAGTGAAAGGTGCAGCAAAGTATAAAGCAGCTTAGGCTGCTTTTCTTTTGGGAGAGTGTTATGAATATATTTAGGGTGCTTTTTACTGAACCTGTATATGCTATAGCTCATTTTTGTAGAAGTGATAATAAACCATTTGGCATTACTGACCAATTAGATTGGGAAAGCGATGAACAAGTTATAACAGCGTATAATTGTGAAAATGGTGAAGAATGGTATATAGAGGAAGATACTATTACTTTTATTGAAGATAAATTTAAATTCAAAGTGTATAATATGGCGGATTACTTTGTAGAAGAAGAATGGGAAGGTCAATTATTTATTGCTTCTAATTTGATTACAGAATATAAAGCAAACTTAATTATGCTTGGTGTTCCAATTACCAATCTTCCAACACCCTGACGAAAAGTATTTACATTCTTAAACTTACAATTAGAATACATTGAACCAAGGGGAGATGTCTATGAATGATTTTACTGATTCTAAGCTATGGGAGCTAATCCTTACTTTCATGATCGGTATCCTAAGTGGCTTTGTGAGTGTTACACACCGTATGCTGTCTAAGCATGTTGTCTCTAAGTTATGGATACTATCTGAAGCAGCAGGAGTCATCTTTATGACTGCTATTGCTATTGACCTGTATCCTGTAGCAAAACCATTACTCAACTCTTTGTACTTGTCATGGGTGACTCAATGGGTATTTGTAGGACTATTTGCCCATGCAGGTAGTCGTATGATGTACACCATTGAACGTAAATTTACCAAACGAGTTAAAGACGATCTTTAATTCCTTGGTTCAACACAGACCCGCTTATGCGGGTTTTTTCCATTATAGGAGTATTAACCATGATCCCCACCGTAACAGTATGGAGTAATGTATAATGACTATTCGCAATGAACAATCATGGGTAGTAGGTAAAAAGGTTGTTTTTATCTCACCAACAAGTGATACTTTTTTTAGTGAGTACACTATTTCATCTAAATCAAAAACAATGGTTAAACTTTTGAATGAACATGGCAATACAATACGTATTCGTTTTGAAGGCTATCGTGTAGGTAGTCCTTCATGGCAAACTTATTATTTTCCCGAAGATGCACCTGAAGTTGCTAGTCGTAAAGCAGCCCATTTGCGTCGGCAAGTGATTGTAAAGATTAATCAAGAATTACCTAAATTAAGTGATGAATTGCTTAAAGGCATTCTTAAACTGATTGAGGAGTAAAGCTATGCCACATGTTGAATTTTTACTGATCCATAAAGATGCAGCTCTACCTGAACCAATGGACTCAGGGTGGGATATTGCAGTTTCCGAATCAGTTGTAGTACCTGCCCGACAAGTAGCTCGTGTACGTACAGGTTGTGCCATTGGTATCCCTGAAGGATATGTAGGTATGCTCTATGAGCGTATGCACCTAGTACTAAAGCAGCCCTATCAATTGCTATGCCCAGTCATTCATACAGGCTTTGATGCTGAGGTTAGTCTGATGGTCTATAACCTATCAGATAAGCCTTTAGAGCTGCGTAAATATGACAAGATTGCTCAACTCTTAGCAATTCCTGTACTTCCGTACAGTCAGCCCGTTATGACTTTGACGAGTCGTAAACGTCAGCACATAGGTCACTCAGGATACCGCACCCATGAACCAAGTAAGTAAAGCTCGTATTAAGGCTAAGCGGCAACATGCCAAGCAATCATCTACTGCTTGGCTTATACATCACAAAGTCCCATTCACGTCTTTCAATGAGGGGACTCATCTTATGATTCCTTTCAACACACTCATGATCCACTACTACCCTTCTACAGGTTTGTTTATCTACAATGGTAAGCGTGATCGTGGTATTCGTAATCTACTTTGGCTATTAGGAATCAAACATGATCACCATTGAAAAATCTATCCTTGATGTTAAGAAGGGTATTGTACTCCAACAGGTAAACTGTAAAGGAGTGATGGGTGCAGGGTTAGCATTGCAATTTGCAAACATGTATCCAAAAGTATTACCCAATTACCTTAAATACCTTGAAGTGACTTCTAAACCATTAGGTACAGCTAAAGGTATAAAACTTACTGACGATTTACTCATGTTAATGGTATTTGGTCAAAATGCTTATGGCACTGAGCAACGTCATACAAACTATGAAGCAGTTATTGCTGCTTTGGTTCAATTCCAGAAATACCTGAAAGACAATCCCAATTCAGAAGTCTTTGTACCTTATGGTATGGGATGTGGATTAGGCGGCGGTAACTGGAAAGTCATGCAAGAACTCATCCGTGAGTATCTTGATCCTCATTGCAAACTAACAATCTGTAAGGTGACTCAAAAATGTCAGTAATGCTTGTAGTAACAATGCCTGATAGCAACGAATGCATCATCACAGACATGAGCCAAGAACAATGGGATGTTATTGGTCTTATGTTATTCAAACCACTCTATGACGGAGATAGCCCAGTACAGGTATTTATCTTTTCTTCTTGGATCAATCAAGCTATTGCAGGTCTGCAATTAGCAAAACAAATTTACTTCAACAACCATCAATATGCTGATGCACTCAATGTACAGCAGTTACTTGATTTCAAAGATCAACATGATTGTTTAGAAAGGGGTTTGTATGTATCGGTTCAAACTGATAACTCAAATCCATCTTCAGACTTCTTAACTGCAACAGTAAAAACATCTTATTTGAACCAAGAAGTAGAGATGCCTGTTGATTGCAATAAATTAGAGCGGTTCTTTAAACAGACCATAACTGAAGGTGAGTACGTTATTTACATTGGTTCAGCTATTGTTAATAATGATACTTTAGTTATTTCGTTACATCGTACATCAAATGATGCATGGTTAGAAGCATGTCTGAATGATGAGACAATTATCCCATTGGATGATTACCACATTACTGTATAGGTGATTTATATGCACAACAAAGAAGTATTAATTAATTGGATTGAATCTGCACTACGTCAAGGCAACTTAGATCGTGCTGATGGTCTAATTTCTGCTGCTCATTTGGGCAATCTACTTGGCGATGAGTGGGTAACATGGAACTACTATGTTTACCGCGCTAAGCGTACTGCTGTGCAGTATGAATCTTACAAACGAATCCATTCCCCAACTAAACCATGAGGTTTAACCATGTTTCCAATCAATCAACTTGTACCAATGGGTAGTGTACTCGCACTACCTAACAAAGTAGTTACACGTCTGCGTTCTACTGGTTCAGGGGTAAGTGAATCAAACAAGTTTACTACCATTTTACGTGGTGTAAATTGCAGTTATACTGAATCCCTGTTTGCTGCTGAAATTAAAAATGAGTTGTGTTCAATTGATCGCAAATTTGCTGAAATTGATTACAACTATCGTCAATTGCTGCCTTACGTAGTTTTTGTTTGTACAACTACTCGACGTGTATTGAATTACAAACGTGGTAAAGCAGGTAGTGAATCTCGCTTGCATGATCTACGTTCTGTTGGCTTTGGTGGGCATATTGATAGTCAATTAGACTATTACAGTGAAGCACATTACCGCTACCAATTTGATAAACTCATTTTTGACAATATCAAACGTGAAGTTCAAGAAGAATTGGGATGGGATACTATTGAACCAAGTATCAAACAATTTGAGGGCTTACTCATTAGCAACAACCCTGATCCAAAAGAGGTAGGTCACTATCATTTGGGTATGTTGTTTATCATCCAAGTTGATAGCCGCTTTGCTATTCAACCTGAAGTAGGTAATGTTGAGTTGCCTGAATGGGTATCTATTGGTGAGTTGGATCAACTCAATCTTGAGCCTTGGTCACATGCAGTCAAACCTGTGCTTAACAAATACCTTTAACCATTTACAAGCCCCTTAAATGGGGCTTTCTTTTAGGAGTTTACCATGCTTACTAAAACATTCATTGTGTATACAGTCACAGGTACTATTCTCTTAGAAATACCGCAAAAATCAAAAAGTGAATTCCAGAATTTTATTAAAGGTATGCCAAAAGCACCATTTCACTTAATAGATGTCTGTGAAGATGTTAATGATCCAAGTTATGCAAAAGCAGATGCATATCTTTTCAACCTTCATTTATTTGCTTTAGGAGAATAATCATGGAAACTAAACGTATTAAAACTTTCTATCGTGTAGAATATGACGGAGTATTGAAACCATTGAATCGTTATCCTAATGGTACAATTACACCTTTAACTATTCCACATGACCTCTTTCATCATTTTCCAAATGATACAGGTTTAGTTGAAGATGAATTAAGGGCTTTTGGTGCATTGATTTATATATCAGATAATAACTTTTTATCTTTGAATTTAAGACAATACGATTACTTAAATATTGTAGAAGACATTACTAATTTATTTACTTATAAACATCCCCGTAATATTGCACATTGTAAAAAGTCTGCAAACATTACCCAATCTGAAGATAAACGAATTATCAATAACATAAAAGATAAACTTTTAAGTTTTGATAGTGATTATTACTTTGCTGAGTTTGGTGATGTAATGCCATCGCATTTACAAGTATTAAATGTTATTCGTTGGATATGTAAAGGATACAACGAAGCAAAAAGACGTTATATTGGTATTAACCAATCAGACTTATCTAATTATTATTATTCAATATTACAAGAGCTTCAGAGCTTTAAAGTTAATTATGGTTATGTATATGTTGATGTAGACATCAGTATTGGTAAACTGCAAATAGAAAAATTAGGTTATTTAACTTTTGCTGAATATGATGGAGATAAATCTAAATATGTTATTGGTTTTGAAGAAGACCCGACATTCTATGTCGGTACTTGCAATGAACGCTTTAAGAAACTCTGTAAGCAATTGGAGATTTGGTAATGCCTGTATATGTCATTTATGCCCAAGACCTATTGGGTGTTCAGTACCAAGATGTTATTACAGCTCAGGATGACATCCATGCGCTTGAGTGCCTTGATAAAGCTTACACTCCTGAAGAATCTACAACTAAACGTGGGTTCTTTCTACTGTCTAAGTTTGATGAAGACCTCACAGAAGCTAATGTATGGATAGAGCGTCACTTGAACCAAGGAGATAGAGATGATTAAGGTACTACGTCTAAATCTTGAAGATATGCGACAGCATGGGCTTCTTGTTGATCGGGGGTACAATCTAAAGCAGAACCAAGAAAGTAAGCGTACAGCTTGGTTATTGGCCTACAGTCAACCCTTATTCAATCTACATAAGGCTATTGCCAATAGCCCTATGCAAGAAGCCACTGACAATACAGTCACTATCACTGCACCTGTAGACACTGTACTTCAGATTGGTGCTTTGCTTGAGCAATACAAACTTTTCTTTGGAGATTTACCAAATGACTAACCCCATTGCAACATTGTGGAATATCACCCAAGAGCTGTCTTTTAAGAAACAGAGACAGCAACGTGAGTTAAAACGTCAACAAGAGATTCGAGAGATTGAGCAGTTTCTCGAACAGTCACCCAATGTAACACCTGATGATTATGCTTTGTGGATTCACAAAAATCGTCAACAGTTTATTGAATTGCTCAACAAACAAGTAGTGAGTGATTAACATGCGTCAAATGCCTTTCTCAAGTACGGAGTACCGTTTATGAATCCTAAGTTTGTTGTTGTTGAAGGTGTAGATTACTCAGGTAAGTCTACTTTTGTGGATAAGCTTAAACGTGCATTACAGGCTAAAGGATATAAAGTAGCTATCTTTGCTGCACCATCTAAGTACGGTAATGAAGGGGTACTACGTCAATACATCATTGGTAATCCCGATTTATCGGATTACAGTTTGATGTGTTTGATGGCTGCTTCTATGGCTCAAACTCAAGCACAAATTCAAGAGTGTTTAGACAATGGCTTCATTGTTATTTGTGATCGTTGGTATTACTCAATGTGGGCATACCAAGTAGAGCCTAACGGGCATTTGTGGGAATTGTATTTCAAATTGATTGAGCAATTGCTACAACCTGATTTACTAATTACTTTGGATGTTGACTATGAGCAATACAAAGTACGTATGGAGAATCGTAAAGACCAAAATCACTTAGACACATTGGATCAAGCTGTATTTCATCAACGGCGTAATAGTTATTTGAATTATCTATGGCAAGGTAAATATGTTAATAAGGCACTTGCTTCTAAAGTTGCACCAATTTCAAGTGGATTTAAATCTGAAGAGATGTTTTTTCAATATTGTTTAGATTACTTTGCATAAAAAACTCCCCCGTAATGGGGGAGTAATTTGTTAGGAAACCATTGAGTTAAATTCATCACTCAATGTACGCAGCAAAGGCTTGAAGGCTTCTGCAATTGCAATAGTACATGCTTCATTGAAATGCAAACCATCTGCTGTACAGTTAGGTTTCCAAAAATCAATTTGGTCTGGGTCACGACATACAGAATCTATATCAACAATACCATGTACCTTTTTACTGGTATACAAATCCCACAGATAACGGTTGACTTGACCACGTAAACCTTGATCAGCATAACCTGCTACTACTGTCTGATTTTCTACCGTTGTCCAACCATTAGTTGAAGTGGTATATGGTGCAATAGTACCAACCAGAATAATCAAGTTGTGAATATTGGCATGTAAGATAGCTTCTTCAAAAGAAGCCTTGATCTGATCAAATGTACGACCACTACTAATGTCATTAGTCCCTAGAGACAATAATATACATTGAGCATACGGGAATGTTGCATACCGTGAAAACGCTTCATCAACATCATAAGTCGTTGCTACATCACCTGACTTAGATAAGTTACTAAATGGAATAGCCCGACCATTACCATCCACATTAAAGCAAGCACGTTCAAAATAACCAATACCCCCTGATGTATTAGCTGTACTATCACCACTACCTGCTGTACGACTATCACCCCAACCAAGAATACTAAACGTAGGCTTAGCAGGTGTGCCTACAATAGCTAAAGGAAATAGACCCAAGGTAGTAGCTGTACCACTGCTTACATCTGCTGTACTAAAGATAGCACTCAAGCCGTTAGTGCTACTCAGTTTAACATTCTTATATGAGCGGCTAATACTAGCTGCTACTGATGTACCTGCTGTGATCACTGCACCCGTCTTCACTTTGATCTCAGTGTTGGCAGGGATATATACCCCAACAGGGTTACTACGTAAGATAGTGACCGCAGGATCAAAAGTAGTAGTGGTAGTGCCATTGAAAGAAACAGGGCAGAATTGGTTGTTATATACAAGTGAAGCTTGAAGCTGACACTGAGATACAGACAGACTTGAGTCTTCACCCTCACGGGAACGGAAGCTTGCATAGAGTACTCGTAGATTAGTACAAGCTACATTAGGACTCATTACATACAAATGGTTTTCTAACCGTGTATGCGTACCTGTAGCACCTGATTGGATCAAGGTAGGAAAGCAACCATTGGTAGTCACCAACTGCTCTTTACGAGTATATGCACTACTATGCAATACAGATTTGAAGCCTTGGGTTTTCATAGAAAAAATCCTTACATCACAAGAAATTGATAACGGTATTGCAGATTCATACCAATCTGCCTTAACCGCCGATTAGGTGGTAGAGTATCTAAGATATGCTCTACAAGAAAGCGTTCTCTCTGATACCGAACACACAACTGATCATTGCTAATGTACGCTAATACAATGTCATTTACAGCACTGCTTATTGCCCTTGGATCATCAAGATTGACACAAGGAGTTACTGCATTAGGAATGTGAGTAACGGTGAATGCACCTAACACACTGTCGAACCAATAAAGATAGGCATCATCCCCAAGTGAGTAGCAAACACTAGGCCGCATGTTTTGATCAAAAGCAAATCCTATATAACGAGCATTCATTACGGAAGTAATGGTACTCTTTGCTTCTGGATCACTTACTTTAAATAGCTGAATTGCTCCTGTTAATTTGTCGTAGTAACAAGACCATAATTCAGTGAAGCCATTACTACTAGGTGTAGCAATGGCTGAAGTACCTAATTCATAGTCTACATAACCACTATTACGTATAGGTGTGATAAATCCCACTTGTAATATGTCAGTGATTTCGGGAATCATGGCGTGTAGTTACTCCAAGTCATGGTTACTGCATAAGTCAACTCTTGGCTATTGTTTTTACTAATTGTGTTATCCAATTCCCATTGGATACCTACACAACCTATATGCAATATGCAATTGTGAAGCCACACATAAAAACTTTTATGTGCGATAGTATTTCCATAATCTAATTCAAATTTAAATACAGCTTTAACACTTTTAGTTGTTGGATAAGTATATGTGGTAGTATAGTCCCTTGTAAAATTTTGAGTGCCTGTTGGACTGTTTGTAATAGTAGCACCCATTGAACCAGAATAAACATATAACTGAGTCTGCGATCCACCGATTATAACAGCACCTGTATATAAGGTAGTGTTGCTAGGGGATGCAAAATAAGGCTTACCGCTTACAGTATGTGTACTGATAGTATTGCCTAGTTTATCTTTTAAGGCAAAACTACCTGAAATAGTACTAGGTAGATACACACGTAATTCAACAATAACATCTAAGTACTCATCAGCGAGTTTAGTGATAGTGACTGGACTACCCCCTAAATCTTTAACTAAGGCACGATTCCAAAGATTGGTGTTTGACCAACCTAACCCTACTTCAGAAATGTTGCCTGTACCTACGCCAGGGTCAAACCGCCATGTCTGACGTTGCCACGCATAGTAAGGGGCTGTTGTTGTTTGCACACCGCTTGCTCGACTAGCACTGACAGGGGAAGTCACAGACGCTAAAAAAGAATCTAAACTTGTCTGTGTGGCTACAGGTGTAGAGTTGCCTGTACCAATATTACATTGACTAATATATGCCCCTACAGACATACGATCTAAGCCTGTATTAAGTACAATATTTTTAAACTCACCCGTATCTTGTACAGGTTGTGTTAAATCACCCTTGTGAGTGACCATTTTAAATATTGCACCGACTTGAGCATTCACATTGACAGAAATCATCACTACCTCACACGGTAAACACAGCATCATTGAAAAAGAATCCAACATCAATTTGGCTATCTGAATAGCTATTGATTTTGGCATTAGACAGTACACCATCCCCAAAACTAAACACTACATTAGTGTTTTCATCATTGTAACCTTTAAGCATCAACTCTTTTAAGACTGCATCTTCAAATCCTACACTAACAATTATATTATTTATTTCTAAATTATATGTAGTAGTAATACTTCTTAAATTTGAATCATCAAAACTAAACCCATTGATAAAAGATTCATTTAATGTTTGTTCATATTTAGTATTACGCAATACAGCATCTTCAAAAGAAATACCTACATAAGTAGAGTCGGTATAAAAATAAGGAAACATACCAGTAACGTACCAATACTTTTTCCTTACATCAGAAGAAATGTTAATAATGTGTAGGGGTCTACGTAATGGATATGTTGCCATAAGTTACTCCGTAATATCTGAAAGGTTATACGGATAAAACTCACCCATTAAAGTTACGGCAACTGCATAACAAGTAGTACTTAGTTCTTGTATTTTTAATTGCAATAAATCATTAAAATTAAATACTACTTCACTATCAATGTTAGGTATTGATACTTCCATTACACTACTATTAATTGTTAATGTACCAACAACATTTCCATTCTTTAAAATTTGAATTAAACAAGATGAATCATCACTAACTACCCCACGGTGAAATAGATTAGATGATTTAATTACAAATTTACGTGCTGTTGCATATCCACCAATAATTAAATCCACAAAAGGATCATTAGTACTTGCAACAAGCTCTGTTACTCGTAAACGGTCTGAGTTATCAGGATGTCGAATCATACCCCCAAGCGGTACAAGAACACCTAACTCACCACGATCAAACAGTACACCAATTGCCTCACTCATTTGGATTACTCCCTCGAATGATTTGAATCTTAACATGTGGTAATGTCATAACTGAATCATCAGCCTGTACTTGAAGAATAATATAGGCTTCAGTAGTAGGCCACTCAACCATTGAACCAATAAGATCTAGAGTACACCATCCTGCATTCTCTACTTGGTTCAAATAGGGTGTACACGTCAGTTGACCAATAACATTACCTACAGCATCTTTAATAATACCTGTAATAGTAATATCTTGATCAATGAATACACCTCGCTCACTTTCAATTGTTTCAGGATTCAAGTCATACAATTGTATGCTTAAATCAAATGTACCTTCTGTGTAGAATGGTGGAATAATCCCATAAATATCTTTATACATGGTTATGCTCCTTGTAATAAGTTTCAATTAAAACTTTAGCAACCCGTTTAGCTACTAACCATTTACGCGCTTTCCATGTTGCTAATTCACGGGGATTACTAATAAAGAATAATTCAAGGATGATTCCATTCCCATTACTAATAAATCCTAACCGTGAATGTTGTCCACTGTTTTCAGGTTTCCAACCAAGATCACCACGTAAAGAATTACCCATTTCAATTGCAACTGCTTGGCATAGCTGTTGTGAAATGCCTTTATGTTTAATAGCACTTAGTGCTTCTACACCAACAGCTTTTTCTGAAGCTGCCGCATTACAATGAAACTCAACAGCAATACAACCTTTTTTAGCTAACTCAATAGCTTTACTTAAAGGTAAATTTTCAAGATCAGTACCATCACTCAAAAATGGTATATTTTCTTGAGTTAAGTAATGTGCCACCATGTTACGCATATCGCGTACTATGTCCGCTTCACGATCCTTTGTAACCGTATTTACAGCTCCTGAGTCAATTTCTGAATGACCTGCTGTAATCACAATAGGCTTTGACATCTTGCAATCCTCAAACACTTTGAAAGATTGTATACCTCATTTTGCCTATTGACATCCCCAACCTGAACCAAAGAGACAAGCTTATGCAAATCATTACAGCTCCATCAGCCACCTATGTAGATCACATGGGTACTGATCAAGACATCGTTAAAGCAGCTCGTATGAGCTTTAGTGACTTTGATCAAGACCTGTCTGATCAAGGTGTTATGCGCTTATTGGCTTATCTTGCTCGTGGTATTCCTGCTAATGAATTTGAGTTATCCATTAAAAGCATGATGGATGGTGTTCAAGATCGAGAAGCTGCTGTAAAGCTCTACAATGCTATTGCTAACCGCAAGAAGCATTGGACTCCCTTTGCACAGACTGCTATTAAGATTCGCTGTAAAGCACCTATTCCGCTTCGTACACAAGCGTTTAAACACAAGATTGGCTTTGTTGAGAATGAGGAATCTCGACGCTATATCACTACCGAACCTGAAATTTATTTACCTGATTTCAAGGCCAAGCCTGAAGGCTCTATCAAGCAAGGGTCAGGTGCAGTACATCCATTTAATAAAGATATTCAATACGCGTATCAAAGTGTATGTGACACCGCTTTAAATGCGTATAACCGAATGCTTGAAATAGGGGTTTGTCCTGAACAAGCTCGCTTAGTACTTCCCCAAGGTGCAGTAGTCAATTGGGTATGGACAGGTAGTCTGTATGCTTACTTCAACTATGTGTCTACTCGTCTTGATGCCCATGCGCAGTCTGATGCTTACCCCATGGCTCATGACATTGCTAAGATTTGCCAAGAACATTTTCCGATGGCTTGGGCTGCGTTGATCAACTAAGCCGCTTGAGAAACACAAGGGCATGTGTCTATCATGCCCTTTCAACACAAGGGAGAGGGCGTATGCCTTATTTATCGCAGATAGAGACACCTACAGACAGTCATGTCTACCAGTACCCAACGGCTGAATGGGTAGCTGAAGAGCAGATGGCTATCCAATGGGGAGCTAAAGAGTTAGGGGTTGAGAACGATGAGAACGATTTTCGTACTCGACTGAACCAAGGAGAAAAGTATGCAGTGCAGTACCTACAATCATTGCTTACTAAGTTTGAAACCTTCATTGGTGGTGAAGACTTGTGGGCATATCGTATTCCTAAGTTATTTCCTCGCCCTGAAATTCAACGTGCAGCATCTGTTATCAGTTGTATTGAAAATGATAGTCATGCCCCATTTTATATGCTTGCAAACCAAGTATTAAATTTGGACACTGATGAATTTTATGCACAGTGGCGTAATGATCCTATCATTTCAAATGCAATTAATTATATTACTAAGGTATTAGAAGACACAGATGCCTTGGTAGTAACAGGGTTACTTGCAGGTCTTGAAGGTGTAAAACTATTTACTAATTTAGGATTCTTCAAATGCTTTAATACCCGTGGATTTAATTTAATTCCACACTTTGTATCAGGCATTGATGGATCAACCAAAGATGAAAACTTTCATAGTATGTTTTCTTCTTATTTATTTCGTCAATGTAAGTCTGAACGTGAACAGTTAAATAACCACGCTGAACCCCAAGAGATTGTACTCTCAGCTAAGATTACTGAGATATTTGAATCCTTGGTTCAATTTGAAAAGAATACAGCTAATCATATTTTTGATTACTCAGATTCATTACCAGAAGATCAACGTATTCGTGTATGCACACGAAAAGAGTTGCATGACTTTACAGAAGATCGTGCCAACTTTGTTTTAGGTAACTTGGGCTATGAACCTATGTTTGAACGTGAGAAAGGGGAAATTACTAATTTCCTTTATGCAAATCTTTCACGTTATAAGCATTCTGATTTTTTTGCTACTCAACAATTGCAGTATCGTCGCAATGTGAATGTTAGCAAATTAGCCTTTAACCCTAATGCGTTGGAATTACTATGAGTGCAATGATTGACATTAATGCTTTGAACCAAGAGATGCAGGACTTCAAATCTAAAGGTTGGGTTCCTGAATGGTATACATTAAGTGGTTGGCAAATCTTTCGTGCAGCTTATTGGGTCAAGGCTGAAGAAGCTGTCAGGGGTAGATTTGAAACTATTTCACGTGTGTTAGCTCGGCATCTACCATTTCCTTATAATGCCCACTATGAAAAGAAATTCTTTTATGAAATGTGGGAAGGACGACTATCACCGTCATCACCTGTACTATCAAATACAGGTACTGCTCGTGGTGATCTTGTTAGTTGCTCAGGTCAATTCATTGGTGACTCAGTTAAGTCATTTTATTTGAATTTGTTTGAGACAGCTATCTTGTCTAAACGTAACTACGGTACTTCTTGGTATGCAGGTGCTATTCGCCCTCGTGGTTCTAAGTTTGGTGAATCAGGTAAAGCTAATGGTCAATACGCAGTCATTGAGGATTTCTTTACTTGTACCGAGAAAATTAGCCAAGGTGGGTTACGTAAAGGTGCAGGTGCAGCAAATATTCACTTAGATAGTCCTGACTTTTATGAATGCTTATGGGCATTGAAAAAGAAACCAAAAGGTAAAAACTTTGCTTGGATTGTCACCGATAAAGTTACTGAATTACTCAAACAAGGTGATCCTGAAATGGGTCAACGATGGAAAGATGCTTTGCATGTTAAAATTCTAACAGGTAAAGGTTATCTATTCTTTGTTGATAAAGCTAATCGTCACCGTCCTCAAATGTATAAAGACCTAGGTCTTGATATTGTAGCAACAAATCTTTGTACGGAAGTAATGCTACATTCAAGTGAAGAATTAACTTATTCCTGTGTATTAGCATCTATGAATGCTGTGCATTGGGATACCATTCAATCAACTGATTCTGTCCGTACAGCTACAGTCTTTTTAGACTGTGTTATCAGTGAGTATCTTGAATCAAGTAAAGGTATCGAAGGGCTTGAAAAGATTCATGCCTTTACTAAAAAAGGACGTGCTATTGGTCTTGGTTGGCTTGGTGTACACACCTACCTCCAGAAACAGATGATCCCTTATTCATCTTTGGATGCTCAACACGTCAACTATAAGATGTACAAGCATTTGCATGATGAATCCCTTAAAGCTTCTCAATGGCTTGCAGAGTTGCTTGGTGAACCTGAATGGTGCAAAGGCTATGGTGTTCGTAACACACACCGTACAGCTCAAGCTCCTAACAAGACCACTGCAAGTCTTATGGGTGTATCTGAATCAAATGTACCTGAACCTGCCATGGTCTATGCATCTGCATCCATTGCAGGGGAAGTAGATCAGTTGCCTGTAGCCTTCAAAGACTTTTTGATTGCTAAAGGACAATACACACCTGAAGTCATTCAATCAATCATTGCTAACCTTGGTTCAGTACAGCACTTAGATTGGATGACACCACATGAAAAAGCAGTCTTTCGTAATGCCTTTGAAGAAGATCAATGGATCATTCTTCGTCGAGCCAAGCAAAGGCAGAAGTGGTTGTGTCAAGGTCAGTCACTGAATTTCTTTATCTCAGAAGAAACTCGTGAACAATCTTTGACTGACCTGTTAAGTGCTTGTGTTTTGGAAGAAGATATTTTGTCTGTCTACTACGGCTATTTTAGGTCAGGTGTGGTAGTCTTAGACGAATGTATTAACTGCCAAGCATAAGGCACTGTCAACAAAGAAAGCCGTGTTTTTACACGGTTTTTCCTTTTCTATTGGGTGATACACATCATGGCTACTCGCTACACCAACCGCACTAAGATTCCTTTGTCTGTGGCTCTATGGCTTGCTACAGATTTCTATGATGGAAACAGTAGTGATCCTAATACATTTAGTGTTACTACACTTTTGAAAACTACCCGTCAAATCATTCTTACACGGAGACTTGAGCATACAGTTATTGACGTAGCAGATTTAATTGCTGCATCTGTTGGTACAAGTTTTCATGATGCAATTGAAACAGCATGGCGTAATCACAAAATAAAAGATGTATTACTACAATTAGGTTTTAGTGCTGAATCAATCAATCTCATTAAGATTAATCCAACTGAACCAACAAAAGAAGGTGATATTGTTGTTTGGTTAGAGCAACGTATTTACCGTAAAATAGGTAAGTACACTATTTCAGGTAAGTTTGACTTTATTGGTGATGGTATACTTGAAGACCATAAATCCACATCTGTCTATAATTGGATGAATGGTAACATGGATGAAAAATATCGTATGCAAGGTAGCATCTATCGTTGGATTGCACCTGATAAAATTACCAAGAATACAATGAAGATTAACTTTCTGTTTACTGATTGGAAAAGGGTAGAACGGTATAAACAAAATTACCCTAAGAATAAAATTGACAATAAATCTTATGAATTAATTCCTATGGTTGCTGTCGAAACATTTTTAACTAACAAGCTTCAAGAGATTGAAAATAACTTATTAAAACCTGAATCAGAGTTACCTGAGTGTACTGATGATGAATTATGGCGGGGTAAACCCGTCTATAAATATTATACTAATCCAATGAAAATGGCTCGTAGTAACGGCAACTTTGATACTTATCAAGAAGCAATGCTACACCAAGCATCTAAAGGTGTTGGAATTGTTAAAGAGGTTAAAGGTAAGGCAAGGGCTTGTCTGTATTGTTCGGCTTTTGCCGTATGCACGCAGAAAGATCGTTTGATTCAACAAGGTATTCTTGAAGTAGAGTGAGGTTAGTATGGACAATCTGAAATTCCATCCCCTGTCAGAGAACATTGTCACTGCCTTAATGGCAAAAGCTCAAAACAATGAGCGGCAATTCTTTCGTATGCAAGTAGCATATTTTATTGGGACAGTGGCAGCTCAAATGCATGTACACATTCAAGGATGGGGTAGTGATAAAATCCCTGTCAATATGTACACCTTGAATCTTGCACCATCAGGTGCAGGTAAAGGCATGTCTACAGGTGTCTTGAAAGGTATGCTTAAACCTTTCTATGAGAACTTCTTTGACACTACAGTGCCTATCGTCTCGGATAAAACCTTGACAGCAGAAGCCGCTAAACGTAGCGGTAACAAAGGTACATCTGAAGAAGATGAACGAGCCAAGTTAGATAAAGAATATGCAGAGCTTGGTGCTATCCCTGTTGCATTTGACTCTGTTGGTTCAGCAGCAGCTATCAAACAGTTACGTCATAAAATCCAAATGACTTCGCTTGGTTCAATCAATTTACAGATTGATGAAATTGGTGCAAACCTTGTAGGTCAAACAGAAGCACTCAATACTTTTATTGAGCTGTATGACTTAGGGATTGTATTAGATAAATTGATTAAGAGTAACAAAGAGAATTTGCGTACTCAAAAGATTGATCGTAATACACCTGCAAATATGCTTTTGTTTGGTGTTCCTCAAAAGCTGTTTGATGGTTCAAATACCGAGAAAGAATTTTATTCTATGCTTAGTATGGGTTATGCACGCCGTTGCTTCTTTGGTTTGGTTGATAATGTAAACCAAACTACTGAACAGCTAACAGCAGAGCAACTACTGGAACAGATGTTTAATGAAGATAACGATCTGTTGATTGCTAAAACTGCAAATGATTTTGCACGCTTAGCAGATGTTGCATGGGCTAATGCAATCATCAAAATTGAAAAGCCACAGTGCCTAAAACTCATTGAGTACAAGATGCATTGTAAGGTACGTGCTAATGCACTACCACCTCATAAAGATGTAGAAATTAGTGAAATGGAACATCGCTATTTCAAAGTACTTAAATTAGCAGGTGCTTATGCATTTACTGACTTTAGCCCGATCATTACCAATGACCACTTGGATTATGCCATTGCTTTAGCAGAAGACTCAGGTGAAGCTTTCTCCCGTATCATTAACCCTAAGCGGCCTTATGTGCGTTTAGCTGAGTACTTGATGCATTCAGGCACAGAATCAACTATGTCTGACTTAGAAGAAGCTTTACCTTTTATGCGTGGTTCACAGAATCACCGTAATGAGTTAATCATGATGGCAGGTTCATGGGGTATCAAGAATGGTATCTTATTGAGTAAGGCTTATGTAGACAACATTTTATTCTTGTCTGCTAAGTCTATTCCTGAAACTGACTTGGACAAGGTCATCTGTTCATACAGTTTTAGTGAAACTCAAGGCTATAATTCAAAAGTAATGAAAGCAAAACATATTGCTCAATTACTCAAGATGCCTGAAAAGAAGGAAGGCACTCCTGCTGCTTACATGCATTGGCTCAATCACCATGTCAGTGATGGTTATCGTAGTGACAGTAATATTGTACCTAATTTTAATATGTTGGTATTTGATATTGATGGAACAGCATCTATTCAATTTGTACAACAAATCTTTAAAGATTATGAGTACATCATTGGTACTACAAAAAGCCATACTGAAACAGTGCATCGTTTCCGTTTGATCTTTTTTAGTAATTATATCCTCTCATTAAATACAGAGGATTACCGAAGTTTCATGAACAGCATTATGGAATCACTTCCTATTGTAGTTGATGATGCATCGAACCAACGAGTCAAGAAATGGCTTACCAATCCCTTGGGTGATGTATATGTCAATCACGGTAAGTTATTTGACGTACTCCCATTCATCCCAAAGACTGCTAAAAACGATGAGCATAAATCTACCATGCTTGAACAAACCAATCTCGATAACCTTGAGCGTTGGGTATTGAACAATACTGGTGATGGTAATCGTAATAAACAGTTATTCAAATACGCAATGATCTTGCGTGATGCAGGTAAATCATTCGACGACATTCGGAATGCTGTTATTGTTCTGAATGATAAGTTGAAAGATAAATTACCTGAGAGTGAACTGTACACTACAGTTTTCTACAGCCTTAGCAAATCAATGGGTGTGTAATACACCCTTCTGTTGAACCAAAGAGGAAAGGATTATGAGTGATCAACAAGCTCAACAAACACAGGGAGATTTTAATGATCTGCTTGTAATGATTGTTGGTGAATCTGCTACAGGTAAATCTGCTTCACTACAGAAGCTGAAAGACCCTAAGACAGTGTTGTATCTCAACTGCGAGAACAACAAGCGATTACCATTTCCATCACAGTTTCATCAACGCAGCATTACTGATCCAATGAGTGTATATCAGTTTTTTACTGCATTTGATGCAGCATCAAATTTGAATACCCTTGTCATTGATACATTGACTTTTCTCATGAATCTTTATGAGTCTGTCTATGTAGCTAATGCAGCAGATGGGCGTTCAGCATGGGCAAACTACGGTAACTTTTTCCGTACCCTTATGTCTCAGTATGTAGCTAAATCGAAGAAGGTTGTTGTCTTCTTGGCTCACACACGTAACGACAAAGATAGTTATGGACGTATCACAGCCAAAGTACCTGTTAAAGGCTCATTGCAAAATGAAGGTATCGAAGCATTTTTTAGCTGCATCATTGCTGCTAAGAAAGTCCCATTGATTGATCTTCTTAAATACAAGAACCCACTGCTGACTATCACACCTGATGACGAAGTAGTTGGATATAAGCATGTGTTTCAAACACGGCTTACCAAAGAAACTACAGGTGAGTCTATTCGTTACCCTATGGGCATGTGGTCTGTAGAAGAAACCTTCATTGACAACAATCTTCAATTTGTCATTGATCGTCTGAAGCAGTACTATAACATTCCTTGATGACAGGGGCTTTCAGCCCTTGTTTGCTTTATCCCTTTAATCACAACAGCAGTATGCTGACTTTTCACACTGAGGACACATCCATGAATCCATTTGGTTCACTTCCAACTGCAAATGCAAACAAACCTGAAGATCGTCTTCCTGGTTTTGAGCTGCCACCAACTGACATCTATGCATTCATCATCAAAGCTGCATACATGCAATCAACAGCCAAAGGTGGCAAGTCTATTACTTATCTGTTGAAAGATGCACAAGGTAAAGACTTTAGTCACACGGTCTATCCAACATCTGCCAAATCAGGTACTGAAAAACCAACTTACACTGACAAAGACGGTAACGAGCAATATCTTGCAGGTTACATCATTGCAGATGATATTGCAGTGATCTGTACAGGCAATCCTTTGGGTGCATTGGCAACTACTGAAACTGTCTTTGACATCATGGACACTAAACAGAAAAAGAAAGTACCTACCAAAGTGCTTTCATTTCCTGAGTTGAATGATCGCAAAATCTGCTTGGCAATTGAGCGGTCTATTGAAAACCGTCAACGCATGAATGAGTCAACTAAGCAATACGAAACTATTGCTGAAACTCGCCAAGTGCAAGAACTGATCAAAGCCCTCAATGCTGATCAATACACTGTCAATGAAGTTGCTGCACAAGCTGAATCCCCTGCATGGGCTACTGCATGGCTCAAGTCATTCAAAGGTAAAGACCGTAACAAAACAAAAGCCGTTGCTGCTTCTGGCCTAGTTTCTGGTTTACCTACGAGTGAAACCACACCTACTACCCCCAATGTTGACATTAGTTTTGTTGACTAAGTAGTAAACCTTTCTTAGGGGCTTAACTGCCCCTTTCTTTTTGAACCAAGGAACAAAGCACCATGACTACTGAACAAGTTACCGATCAATCCCCTGATCACAGCATCGTACATACTGAAGTCCCTGAAGGGTATCAGGAGATTACCGATGCACAGGTCATTGGGCAGATGGTTGTTGCATGGCATACCCAAGCGGTAAACCGTGTACGTACAATGGCAAATATTCCCGATCATGTGGCTATTGAAGAAACTGATCCACAAACAGGAATTGTCACTATCTACACCCCCGAACAAGTTCGTGCTTATCGACAGGGTATGCTGTATGCCCTTGAAGGCTTTGAGCAACTCCCCTTCTTAGTGACTACCACACCTGAACCAGAAGAATCAGCTCCATGATTGTTATTGGGTTTGATCCTTCTATGTGTAATTGGGGATATGCTGTAGCTCAAGTTACAGATAAAGTAACTCCAATTGCACTAGGGGTTATCACTGTAACAGGTGAAGGACGATCCACAACTGAACAGTACATTAATCATTCTGCTAAACTATTTGCAGGTGTGATTGATGTACTTAGTAAGTATTCCATTAAGACAATCATTGCTGAAACCCCAACAGGTTCACAATCATTTGCTTCTGCAAAGTCGTATGCCCTTGTCAATGGGTTACTTGGTGTTTTGACTACTCAAGGTTTTAATGTCATATTGGTAAAGCCTAATGACTTAAAAAATACAGTAGGTAATCGTACTGCTACAAAAGTGGATATGATTAATTGGGTAATTCAAAAATACCCAAACATTGCACTTCCCAAACACAATGGTAAAGTAGTACTATCCAAGTCTGAACACATGTGTGATGCATTAATAGCAATTCACACTGCAATAAACCTTAATCTTTTTGGGAAACCTCAATCATGAATCTGATCTCGACTATCCAACTGTCTGCTGAAGATGTTGCAACTGCATTGGCAAATCACATCAAAGCTGCATATCCACAAGTACAACCTGAAGTGTTGGTCACAACTGTTGAAGGTACAACTGGTCAATACAGTATTACGGCATCTATCAGTCAAGCACCTGCTGCACCTGCCAAAGCCAAAGGTAAACGTGGTGGTCGTCCACGTAAGAATGCAGTCACTGAAGTTGCTCAATCAGTAGATACTACTGCTGTACTGACTGATCCTGACTCACCTGTTTCTTCACCTTACTTGGATCAAGTAGCGGATGAAGCTCCTGTTGAAGTTGAAGTTGAAACTGCATCGGTATTTGCTGATGCACCTGCTGACGTTTCGTTCATTGATTAATGATGCAACTCTTTTGGTACTTGTTAGGACTATTCATCTTAGCAAGTACCTTGGTTGTGGTAATTTATCACATTGCTGTATTCATTGCTAAAGTGTTAATGGTTATTATAAGTGTTTCTGGACTTGTATTAATCTACATTGTTACACATTGGATTATATCCAAACAAAAACCCCCCTAACTAAGGGGGGTTTCTTTATTAGAAGCCTAACAACATTTTAATTGGGAAAGGCTCTATAGCTGCTGAAGGTACACCAAGAATTGATGGAGTAAATGGATTACCAATACCACCCAACATACTTGCATCAAGAGCACCTACATAATTACCTGAAGCTGCAAGGAATGTTTGAGCCAAAGAAGTAGTAGGATAATTCTTCAATAGATAGAACATAGCTCGTTGAATACGGATGTAGTACTTAGTAAACATCACTAAACCCATATCATTGAGATACTGTAATTGCGGTGACGTAGGTACATCATACGCAATAAACAGTTTATCTGCTAAACGAATACCCTCCTCATGAGTCCCTCCTTCACGTAAGGTTACTTGCTTATACGCAACATACTTAGCCATAAAGTCACTAAATTGTGTGGCATTGGATAAGAATTCGTATGCAGGTGTACCTGGTGCCACTACAGCCCATTTAGCGGCTGTCTTAACTCCTTTAGGAATAAAGGCTGTCTTTTGGTCTATTGCATCTGCAAACTTAGTTGTGTATGCATACTCATCTTGACCACTATCCAAATCCTCAACAATCGTAGGCAACATCCCTGCTGCAATAAACTCTTTCAATGGATTACGATTCAGCGAATCATTTACCCGATTAAGCTCATTACGAATTTCAGTTGGATTACCAACACCTACAAGTAAGTTCTGTTCAAGACTGACTTTACGGCTCATATCTTTACGGTATTGAGTACCTGCACGTAAAGCTTCAATACTATCTTCAACAATACTCTTAGGATTAATACCACGAGCCATGAGAATAGACATATTGTTTGTTTGGTTTCCTAACAATGTACTGATGTTACGAATAACAATTACGTTTTTAACCACAGCCATAATGTCTTGAATAGCTTGTTCAGCTTTCATGGCTTTAGCTTTAGGATTATTACGCAATAATACATTCACCATTTGTACAGTAAAGTTTTCAACTGTATTCCGCAAATCAGGGTCTTTATCAAACATGTTACCAATAGTCAGTTTCTGAAAACCAAACACAGGACGTAACAAATCAGTACGGATCATCAATGGTGTCTCACCATACAAACCATTTACGTATGCCTTAGTTTTATCAGGTAACAACTTATACAATTCAGCAACTCTTGGATCATCTGAATTAGGACTTACTTCAGTAAACTTATGACGTTGTCTATCCCCATAAGCTGCCCAATCTTTATGAATCATATCAAACACAGCTTTATTGTGTGTTGGTGTATGACTCTTATCGAAGATACCCCCTTTGTATGTACCTAAGAGAGTAGCAAAGTCATTGTTACGCTCAAGCACACTTGAATCACGTACAGCATGGGACATCTCATAGCGATAGTCCATAATAGAACCATCATTGCGATATACAGGAATCACACTTGATGTTTCCATCCTTGGATCATAGCTGTCTGCTTTAGCGGCCTTAGCTGCTAAGCCTTTACGCATACGAGAAGCAGCTAATTGGTGAGCTACAGCCAAGCCTTTAGGGGTAAGATCATCTTTATTACCTTTAAAGATTGAAGTACCTTTACGGGCTGTATTCGTGATACTGACTGCTGCTGTAACGAACCGTTGACGTACACTTACATCAGTGGCATACATTGCACGCACATCACCTGTAAATGGATCATTCTTGTCCATCTTCAAATCAGCTACTTTCTTAAACCCTAAGCGAATCAAATCAGCTTCTTCTTCTTTAGAAGTAGCAATTGAAATCTCTTTATGTCGGTTAGTAATTTCAGGTAAATAACCATCAATCATGTTTGTAGTGCTTGATTGGAATAAGGTATCTTTCGATTCCTTAATCATTGAGCCATGATACTGAAGTACAGTACTCATAGCACTTTGGTTACTCTCAAGTAGTTTTACGATTAATTGACGTTGAGATTGATCCATGTACCTAATTGCATGAAATGCTGCATACTGATCAATCAAATTCACAACATCTTTAGCTGCAACATCATAGTAGTTCTCCAAACCTACATTACGTGCAATAGCATCACTGTTTTTAGCAAGAGCTGTACGGCCTTCACCTTTAATTTGATATATTGCTAAGTCTTTAGCACGTACTTTATACACCTCACTATCTTCATATTGATTTAACTCTTTAGTTAATTCAGCAATAGCTTTGTCAACAACAGCATTAGATTTGAAAGCTTCAGTAATACCTTTAATACCAATATGCTTTAACATGACTTGCATGTTAGTACGCAACATACCTGCACTAATTGCATTACGTTCCTCTTTAGTCAACTTGTTATCAAACAAACTTAACAAGTCAGATTTAGTAACGTCAATTAAACGCTTACGATGTTGCTGCAATACGTTGTGCTTACGAATTAAATCGTACACAGCTTCACGCATTGTACTTGGTTCAGCAAACTCAGAGAGTAATTCAGCAGCCATACCATAAGGTTTACCAGAATGCCAAAAGTCTCTCCAATCCTGCATAACTCGCATGTCTTCCATGAAGTTACCACGGAGAATACTTTGAACTACTTTAGTACTTCCACGTACACTACCGCGCTTAGACTTAGCCATCCCATTAAGTAAGTCTGCACCTTTCTTACCAAACAATTGACCATAAGCATTACTTACTGCTTGTGCAGAGCTGATCCGATCAAGCACCTGATTAATTAAACCATCTTTACGTTGGTTCTTAATCTCAATAAGCTGCTTAGCAAGAATAGGTAATTTACCACTTGCAGTATCAGTACGAAGTGTACGGGTCAAATAACCATTAACCCAATTCATAATTGAGTTGATAAATGATGTCAGCTTTTCATAGTAAGATTTTTTAGTACTGCTACGCTCCCGTGTACTTACTACAGTATCCATAAGCTCACGCACTTCTTTTGAACCAAGCGAAGCAGCAATGAACTTAGACATGTAGTCACTACGACCGTTAGATGCATTACCTTCAAACAGTGCATTGTACTTGGCATTAGCTAGGGACTTATCGTCTTCAGTAGCTGTAGACCAATCACCTTTATAGAAGTCTTCAGGCTTGAGAGTCTTACGAGCATCCTCATAGACTTTGAGCATCTCACGATATACAGGAGTGTTAAAGCCACCATCTAAAGCTGCCTTGATACTGACCTCAAGGGACTCAATCACAAATCGCTCTTGAGCTGTCAGGTTAAATCCTACACGACCAAGGCTACTGCTATAAGGTGCTTTACCCTCAGTGACTAAGCTTTCCCATACTTGGAATGGTGTGTACTGATTAGTGTCATATCCTTGGATCAGGCTGTATGCCCCTTGTACTGCACTATTAAACACTTCTTTCAAATGACTGTTGAAATCATTATCAGATGTTGTGTTCAGGCTATCAAAGATGTCAGAAACACTATAGCTATCTACCTCATCCACTGCTGAGAACAATAAATCCTGCTGTCTAGGTTTAGCAGTAATATTCTGATTCACTGCCATCAGAGAGGTACCATTGTAAATCAAAGAAGCCAATGCTGTGTTATCACTTGGCTTAATACCTAAGTAATTCACAATACTATCAATAAGCATTTGGAATATTGACTTAGCTTCAAAACGTCGATTAGTAACCTTGGTAACAGGCACTTGCATCAACACTTCTTGGAATACTTTGGAGCTAAATCCTACCGCTACGAACTCCTCTAAATTAGTCAAAGCGTATTCAATGATAGCTTTTTGCTTATCATTAAATGTGTTCTTGTTTTTTTCATAGAAGTCTCTAGTAGCTTCCATAGTTTGAGTTAATTCTTTAATTAAGGCTTTAGCTTTAGCATCTTTAGACTTAATGGCAAGAACCGTCAATGCATGTACGTACTCATGCAAGATTAAACCACTATTGGCTCTATCAGCTCTAACTACAATTACATCTTCGCCATTACTGTTGTAAGTATGAAGACCACTGTATTTACCATTTTGCAATTGACTAATATCTACATCAAGATCGTTACTTGCAGTATTAGCATCTACCACATATACCTTAATATTTTTGCCCAATCCTTTATTGATTAGGGCAACTAAGCTTAGTTGTATAGAAACACCATTTGTTGCTTTAACTTGCTTAGCTAACTCAGGCAACAAATCACCAAGAGTAATAAAACTACCAAGTGCATCAGTCAACTTTTTAGTAAAACTGTTCTGTAGTATTACAGGCTTTGTAGTAGGTTCAGCTTGTACTACAGGTTTAGTAGGTTCAGCTTGTACTACAGGTTTAGTAGGTTCAGCTTGTACTACAGGTTTAGTAGGTTCAGCTTGTACTACAGACTCATTTACTTTAATTTCCTCAGTAGGTTTAGTAGATGTATCCTGTTTTACAGGTTTATCACTAAATTTATTTTTATTGTATTTAGCATCTTTTAGTTCCTCTTTTAAGTACTGTGGAATAATGGAATCTACTAAGTCTAAATACTTTTGACGTTTGATTTCTAATTTATCAATTTCTTTAAGCAACAGGCTACGGTCTGCATTAGTCAAAGCATACTGACCCCCTTCAGTACCGTACTGATTGACGTGCTTAACCTTAGTAAGATTACGAAGCTTAGCAATATCATCATTAAAAGCATTATTGACAACTATCTTCAAAGCTTCAGCAGTTGAGTAAGATTCTAATTCCAATGACGGAAAGAACCCCTTTTCTGTTTTAGTAAGTGTATAAAGTGCGTTATACAGAATAGTATTGCGATCTTTTTCACTAAACAGGTTACTTTCAAACATACCTTTCAATGGTGCAAAGAACGCATTCAAGGATTCACTTGCTAAGTGATAACGAGATTGCACTGTAGTGAATGCCTGATTCTGGATAGTAGCCATCTTCACTACTCCAGTAACAGATGAACCATTAGCATCATGGTGGTTGGTTGCAGCTACACTACTCGAAGTAGTAGCAGTCACAAAAGCATCCATTGATTGAATTAAAATAGCACTAATACCAACACCTTTTGACTCAATCACACGCTTAGTCACAGGTGTATTGTACGTCTTACGAGTACCCAACATAGGTGCTTTAGCAAACACATGATTAGATGAATACTCGTAATATTTGTCACGCTTAAAGTTGTAAGTACGGTGTGATGCTTCTGTAGCATTCTTACCATTAAACACACTGTTAGCACTACGAATCGTAGAGTCATAAGGTAATAGCCGACTAACAACTTCAGCTTCCATTGCATCGCTCATTGGTTCAAGCTGTACATAAGACATCTCACCATCTTGCTTCATATAACGTGTTGGAATATTCAACTCATTTTCTGCTTCAACTACTTTATACATTGCTTCATACAATGCACCAAATAATTCAGCACCTACATTCGCTAAGGTAGTGACTTGCTTACGGCTATCAATCAAGTCACCTGCTACTCTTTGCAAAGCAAACATAGTAGCTTTACCACGTAACTTACCATCTAATTTAGCAACACCTTTTACAACGGCTTTTGGAAACTCACTATCTAACAATTCTTCTTTAGTTGCATTAACTAAATTAAATCTAGCAAGTTGTGTACGATTTGCAATATTAATGAGGTCTACTAATATATTTAGATTATCCTCAATAGTTTTCATACCTTCAGGATTGTTGATGTTGTCTTCAACAGCCTTATAAATCATATTAATCAAGTTATATGAAATAGCCCGATTAATTGAACCAAAAGAAGAACCATAGACGAAAGGTGTAGTTGCTACTTTAGCTCCTTTACGACTACCAAAATTCTTATCAAAATAGTTTGTAATTGCAGCAAACTGTTCAACAACAACCCTTAGGTAATTATCTTTATCTGCTGCAATACTAGAGATTAGATCACTCCATATTTCTTTTTGAGCTTCACCAATCTGCTGATAAACATCTTTACCGCCTTTGGCTCGATAGCCTACGTTAGTGACTGTATCAGTATCAAAACCATATAAGCCACCTGCTTCAAGTAGATTGGTGCTATACGCTCCATAAGCTACAACAGAAATGATAAGGCCATTGGTCACACCGTCAGACTCATAGGCTAATGAGGTAGTGAGCTGTGTTCCTGCTGCTTTAGCATCAAAGTAATCTACAAGGCTATCCAAGGCCATGACACTTAGCCCTGCCATACCAAACTCACTTACTGCTTCTTGGATTGCATTCAGGTCTGCTAAGCCACCATTACGCATCTCACGCATGGCTTCTACACCTTTAGCCACTACAGGACTTGTATTGATGTATTCCAAGAATGATGGGATATACAAACCTGCTGTAGTCTTATCATGTGTGGTGTTAATAGTGAGTGGTGCTTCCTCCATGTTTGCCCCTAGAGCAAGTAAGTAGTAGCCAAAGGGTGTAATAGTGCCATCTGCATTGAATGGGGAATCTATGTCAATAGTGACCGTATGCTCTTTAAGACCAATCATAGAGCGACTAATCTTATCAGCCTGTTCATTTAAAACAGTGGCATCAATACCAATACGGTTTACTTCCCATACCTTCATAGGCATGTACATATCAGGGTAGGTATCCCCTTCAATTGAGCCAAGGAAATCAAGGTTATTGTTGATACTGCGGATGATCCCCTCATTGATAGCCTGTTGCTCTAAACGGGTACTAATGTGCTTATTTGCAAGCTCCTCAATAGGCACATACCCTAAAAGTCTTAGCAATGCATCGTGGTTCAAAGCACTCATAGTCTGATAGAAGTTGACCATATTAGTATTAACTGAGTATGGCTTGGCTTGCATACGCTTAACTTTTTGAGCCAAATCAAGAGGAATCTCAGTACCAGTACTGCTAATGGTCTTTTGACTCAACCCTTTGATTGGTTCAAATGAAGGATACCGTAACTCATTCTCAGTACCAAATAATGAGTTCATCAAACCTTGAGTGCCACGAGTAACATCCATTACACGTTTTACAAATTTATTTGGTTCATTATTTTCCCAAATAGGTCTTGCAAGGTAAACACGGTAAGCTGAGTTATTAGCAATTAGGGGGTCTTTCTCTGCTTCCTGCTCTGATGCATCAGAGATCATATTAGCAAATTCTCTAAATTCATCTAATGCATAAGAAGTCTCCTCAAGTAAATTACCGTCAAGCATAAGTACGTAAGCAATAGTACCTAACGCACTTTGCAATTTATCTTTACGAGTTGAGCTTAAACCTTTATCAAGTTTAAACCCTAAAGACTTGTATGCACGCTCACCTAAACTTTGAATAATTTGGTTAGTGAATTGACCTGCATCAGTAAACTCTTTGAATACTTCAAGCGGAACAATAGCAGTTTCTTTAAAACCAAATAGTGCTGCTACTTGTTCCATGTTGCGATAACGCTTACCACCATTCTCAGCTACCCAACTAAACATAGAAGCTGTAATAGCAGTCTTGATGTTTTCATCAATAGTACCATCAGGATTAATCAAGTATTGAATCCAATCCTGATATTTGAATTTACTATCAGCACCTTTATTACGAATAAAAGATGCAATCTTTTTACTATGTAGTTCATTAAACTTACTGAATGCAACCAAAGCATCTTCCTGTTTAGGCGTTAATGCACCTAAAATACTTGCAGCATTTGTCAACAAGTCTTCTTTGAGCCAAGACATGAAGTCTTTATTAGCTGCAAGAAAAGTAGACTTAACTTGTTTGAAGCTTGCAACTAACAAGTTTGCTTTTTGATAACCCGTCGATTCAGTACGATTATCTTCTTCAGATAAAGCACGTTCAAACTCTTTATCACCCTGCATGGCAGTAAGGCCATCAACTACATCTTCAATTACTGGATCAACCGATTCAGAAGTAGATTCTACAATAGTTGTACTCTCACTATCTGTTGCAATAGTCTCAGGATCAGTATTCAGGTTTGCAGTACCTACATCTTGATCATTTACATCCTCTTCTACAGGAATTTCTACAGTACCTGTAGAAGGATCATTAACTACGTATGTCCATTCAGCATGTAGACCACTAGGATTTTTTACGTAACCCTTAGAGTATAGATACTCTGCTAAATCTTTCTCACCTGTATTAAACGATGTAATAAGAAAGTCAGTAATAAATACTGCTTTTGCTGCAATAGCTTTATCTAACTCAGGTTTAATCGCTTCAAGTTTAACAGCATCTTTTCGATTACCATTAATGGATACGAATACTTTCTCCCCTTCAGTATATGTACCTTTATTAGCTAAATCACCATACTGATCTTCATAGTAAGCAGTACTGCTATTAGGAGCACCTTTACCAATAAAAGAGTCTGCTGCATTAATTTTAGATAATTCTTTTCTCCGTGTATCACTGCTAATATTTCCTTTTGTAATAATAATTGGCTTATCGTTCCCTACTTCAGTTTTATCTGTTACAGGGGTAGTCACTTCATTACTTAATTCAATATCTTCTGCCTTTGGTTCAGCTTTAGTATCAAGTGAGCTTAGTGTTTTAGCATAAACATCTTTGATAGCTTGTTTAGCTGCATTAGCAATCTCATCACCAACGTATTGTTTTCTTGGTTCAAACTTACCTGTTAGTTGGTTTTTAGTATTGTAATTTTCAATATCTCTAGTACCAATACCAGCAAATTCTTTAGTTAAAGTAGGTGTAGTAGTAGCTTGGAATACACCCTTAGCTCTATTAAATTCGTACCATCTTTGAGTATTAGTATCCCAAACATAAACAGGACGAACCTTGTCAGTTAGTTTGATAGCTAATTGGATAGCAGTATTAGTACCACCAGTAACACCTTTTTTATTGGGCGTTAGTGAACCAATAGCAAATACACCATCAGAATTAGCTACTTGATAATAATTACGTGCTTGTAAGTTACCAGCAATATCATCCTTATGGTTAGTACCAAGTAGACTATTAACGGTATCTCTAGCTTTATTTAATGCAGCAGCAGTAAGGATAACTGCTTTAACACCAGCATCTTTAAGCTTTTTAGATAGGTTACTATTATTCTCATCTCGATAGTGATTATGGTTAGTAACACCAAATTCACGACCAACAGTATCCCACATGGTATCTGCACCATAAGCACCGCCAGAATGGTTGGTATAACCCTGTAATGCTAATTCAGCTTTAGTTTCTGTAGCTGCTTCTGGCTTTACATCAGCTTTAGTTTCTTCTTTACTTGGTTCAACTTGCGATAGATAAGCTTCATTCAGTGCTAGGATAAACCAGTTCTCACCTCCAGTTTCCCATACAGTGTTCTTTGAAGTTGGTTGGTGTGTAGCTGCCAATATCCACTTAGAACCACCCTGCTTAGTAATTCCAACTACTAATGCAGGGTACTGTTTTAATTTAGCTTTAAGAATAGCAACCATGAGTCTGTAATTATTACTAACCTCTCTAGCAGGTTTAGTTCTACTTTCTGTAGGATGTTTAATTGCTTGAAAAACTGCTTCAGCATCTTTATAAGTTTTACCACCAAATTCTATTGGATAAGACTCTGTAATATTACCCTTTGATTTAGCCAATTCAGTAGGATTAGTAAGAGCAGCAGCCAAACCTTTTGCATTAGAACTGATTTCTGTAGTAGCTAACTCAATATCTTCTGCTTTTGGTTCAGCCGCTTTAGCTGCGCGTTCAGCTTCTTTCTTAGCTTTATCTGCTTGGTATTGATTACGGATAATACGATCTAAGTTGTTGTAGTCATCAAGGGCAGATTGAAAGTCTTCAGTAACTGTTACTTCTTCAGGTTTAACTGAATTAAAATAATCAACAGTTTTACCAATAGATTCAACTTCAGTACCTATACGCTGAATAAGATTACCACTGCCTTTATGAATTAACATACCACCATTTTCAACTAGGCCGTTTACATCAGCACTTGTTTGGTAGTTACCCGCTTCTGCAAGTACCCACTCATTACCTGATTTCCAAACAGGAATAGCCAAACCTGTTGGTACTTTTGCAAATGCTTCTTTAGCTGCTTTATGTTTTTTGATATGTGAATCTTGAAATGAAGTAAGTTGAGTATACAAACGATTTAATACATTTGTATTACCTGAGTTCTGAGCAGTGTTCCACTCTTTCACATATTCTTTCAAACCTCGAAAGTTTTTTACATCAGACTTAGAGCCAGTAGTAATATCACCTGTTACTAAATCCAAATCTTTAGATGAATTCAAAGCAACAATAGCTTCTGAAAACTTACGTAGATTATTACGTTGATCATCAGTTAATCCATTAGTCAAATCATCAACTACTGAATTAATCTTAGATACGTTTTCTGGCAATGGCTCTAACTCAATAGTAGCATCATAAGTTGAATAATTTGCTTTATTATGCACCTTATTCAATCGACTAAATTGACTCTGCAAATCTTCTTGAGTTGCCTTAGCTTTATCTAAAGAAGCTAAATAAACTTCAGGTGTAGCTTCTTTAACAATATTATAAGAAGCTGTCATTGCTGCATTAGCTTTAGTAATTAAATCTGTGTAAAGCTCTTTGGATTCATCACTCAATTCAGGGTTAGCAAGAATTTCTTCAAGCTTTGCTTCATTACGTGTTACTGCCCCATTAACCACTTTTTCATATTGAGCATAGGTTGCTGTTTGAGCATCAAGTAAGTCCTGTGCATCATTTACAGTCTGACGTGCATCATTGAAGACTTGATCTTTATCTTCTTGGTTCTCAGCTTGTGAGTAAGCAAAGACATATCGTTTAACCGCTTCAGATGGGTTATACGACTTAGATTGAGGATTAACTAAGTCTGCTACATCAGTAGTAGTGTCTGTAGGTGCTTCAGGGTTAATAGCAGGTTTACCTGTAAATTCATTAGCAATAGCCCCAGGTGTACCAACTACCCCACCTGACAATCCCCCAAGAGCTGCACCAATACCAACATCAACAGGGTTATCAAAGCCACCCAACGAACCTAGACCACCCTCAATTGCTGACTGCCAGCCTTCCGCAAATGTTTCAGCTCCTGTAGGTGCAGCAATACGCCCTGTTGAGCCAAGGATAGAAGTAGCCATCTGTAGGGGTGTTTTAGCTACTGCTTCTGTAGATTTAGTAGCTATTCCCAGTGGGGTAGTTACAAGTTTATCACCTACAAAGTTTAACCCTGCGTATGCCAAGTCATACAAAGCCATATCTGCTTTTTCTTGCTGTGTAGGTAAACGTCCTTCACGAGCTGTAAACTGAGCCGTAGACTTGGCTGCTTGATCAGTCAATGAAGATACTGCACCTATAAAGGGTGCTAAAAAGTAAGGTAAAGACTCAGCAATAGTTGTAGGCACAGTAGTCAAATTATTAGTAGCGTTATCAAACGCACTCATAAATGCATTGCCTAATTTTGCTGTATCTGATTTTGCATTGATAACATTAGGATCACCTGCAACATTCTCTTGCAAGTTTTGCATATTTCGTTGGTTATACCATTCTTTAGTATTTAAAGCATTTGGTGTTTTACCATCAGCTTCATACCCCCGTTCTTTTAATACTGCTTCACGGATAGCTTGAGCATTATCTAAATCTTCACGAAATGTATTTCCTGTTTTTGGATTACGAGTATTTACCAATGATATCTCCCAATTATCAATTTGGGCATAAGATGTCCAAATTTCAAACATCGTCTGTTCACGTAATAATTCTTCGTCATTAGGTTTTTTTGCTAATTCAATTTTAAATTTTTCATAATCACGTGCTAGTGAAAGTCTCGATTGATTTTTATGTAAAATGTTTGAATACGCTTCTTTAACCCGATCAGGTACAGTGGATTCAATCATAGCTGCATCTACTGTATCTGGAATTGTTTTAATATTCCGATAAATGTTGTTTGCAGTAGCAGCTACAGCTAATGACATGTTTGCTAAGTTAGCTGGAACACTAATCAAAGGATTAGTACTTTCTAATTGAGCTGTATTAACAATTGGATGATCTTTATCTAAGTTATCGTACTTTTTATTTGCTTCAAGATTAGCTACTTCTTGGCGTGCTACTTCGGCAATAGTACGTGGATCAGTACCACCACCATTCTTGACATGTTCTGCTACACTACGGCCTTTGACAGCTTGTTGTTCTTGTGGTGCATAGCTCACCAAAGGACTTGCAGCTTCTTGTGTTGGTTCAGGTGTTAGTACTTGTCGTTGTGGTGCTTGGGCAATAGTCGATAGCAATGCTTGAGCCATATCATTAGGATTCAAGACTGTACCATCAGGGAGGGTGTAAGATTGAAGGATCGTATTGGACATGATGCACTACCTATGATGCAAAAAGAAAAGGCATGTAAAACATGCCTATTTAACGCCTTATTGAACCAAGAAACAAGGCTTACTTGATTCCCTTTATCCCTAACTGTTTGAGTACTTCAGTTTCAGCAATTTGCTGTCTAAAGGTAGGCATATCATAAGTGATTGTAGGTGTAGGCATTGGTATTGGCCTTAACCGATTAGGGTCTGTAGCTTTAGCAACCTCTGCATCCTTGCTTACCACTATTCCAAGAAATTTAAGCAACTCACTTTGAGCAGCCTGTTCTCGAATTGATGGTTTATCATAAGTGATTGTAGGTGTAGGCATTGGTATTGGCCTTAACCGATTAGGGTCTGTAGCTTTCTTGGTTCTCACTATTCCAAGAAATTTAAGCAACTCACTTTGAGCAGCCTGTTCTCGAATTGAGGGCTTATCATAGTTGATTGTAGGTGTAGGCTTAGCAACCTCTGCATCAGTTTTTGCATACAAGGCTGCTTTACCTTTGGCTAATTGTGCAATAGTGTCTGATACAGGTGAGCTACTACTTCCCGTACCAAATGGGTTATTTGCATCAGTAGTTTGTGATTTACCTTCACCTTTCATTAAATCAACATAATGCTCTTTGTCTTTCTTACTTGCTTCAGGCATAAGCAAGTTTACTACATCAGAATCACTCCATGAAGTAACACCATAGTTACGGGTAGTAGTCGCTAACTTAATTTTATACTCAAGTAGTTTACTAACTAACTGAGTATCCAATTTGTTAATACGACCTTTATTCATAGCTGTGATTGTTTCAAGGGCTACTTTCTTTAATGTAGTTTCACCTACATCAACAAAGCCTAATCCCTCATTGTTCTTGTTATAAGACTCAAGACGCTGAAGAACAGTTGCCTTCTCAGAATCACCAAGCTCATTAAATCCTGATACCCCTTGAGCCAAGGCAAGTAATTGCTTACTTCCATTTGTCCAAGGAATACCAAAACTACTATCACTGCCTTTATCTAAAAAATCAGCAAGCTTTTGTTGAGCTTCAAAGTTAGGTGTTCTACGGGCAAGCTCACTTGCTGCATAGTCAGACCGAATACTTTGCTCACTTAACGCAAAATCACCTCGAATACCTTCAATGACTTCAGCAGGGATATTACGATCAATAGCTGACTTAGTAGTTAAACCAAGACGCTCTGATTCAATCATACCAAACAAATCACCTACAGTTTTAACTAAAGGTTTCTTCTGCTTGGATCGACGCTCATCTGTTAAATAGTTAGGTTTAAGTATTTCTTCAGACAATACACTACTCAAAGGTGTATTTGGATTGTTTTGGTTAATATTCCAAAGTTGTTTAAATGTAGGTTCACCAAACCAATGCATACCATCAAGTGTTGTAGGTGTTACAGGAATACCTGCTTTAGTCAATGCTGCTGCGTTGTCTGCTGTATGTAGCTCAAACATTTGAGTTGCAATAGTAGGATCATTCTTTAAAGCAACTACTTGATCAGGTGTACGGCCTACCATTAACTCAGGTCGGTGTGCAGCAACAGTGTTTATAAAAGTTTTATCAAGTAATTGACCTACACCATTAGCAGTAGATTCAGGATTTTGACCTGTACCTTCAGGTGACTTTGTACCTTTAATACGGTCAACATAATAGCTGTATGCATCAGCAGGTGTATTACCCCAATTAGCTACTTTTAAAACTGTTGGGGTAGTTTCCATCTTACCACCATTAACTTTATATGAGTTAATTGCAGTTTGATCTTGTGATGGTTTCTGACCTACTTTTAGACTGCCATCGTTTGCATTGAACTCAATATCACCTACCTTGTATGTACCACTACCACCACCAGTACCCCCTGTAGGCTTAGCAGCAGCTTCATCTGCTTTTTGAGTCAATGTAGCTAAGGCTACTGCATTAGCATTTGCATCACGAGTAGCTGTCTGCGTATTGGTTGTATTGGTATTGACTTGTGCTAAGGTCTTAACCGCTAAATCTACAGCAGTTGTAGGGTTTAACACACTACTTACCGAGCTTTGAGCTGCTGTAGGATCATTAGCAGCTAGGGCAGTAGCAATTCTACGTACTGCATCTTGATCTTTAAAGTTTTGATCCAAGGTTAATAGATTAGCAACTTCAGTTGGTCGGGTGTTCTGTAATGTACGAATAGCTCCTTGATCATATCGACCATTCATACCTTGAGCTGCTTGTTGCATTTGAATCATTGCTGACTCTAACTCTACAGGATTACGCGCTTGGCTCAAAATGTTTGCCAAGGTATCAGTGTTACGCTTGATACCCTCTTGGTTCACTGTGTTAGCAATACCTGCTAATGAGCTAATGCCTTTGACAATAGCATCATTGCCCGTATTCAGAGCTTCAAGTGAAGTAGCCCCCGTAGGGGCTTCCATGTAGTTCCATTGAATAGCCATATTACTTCACTCCGTATTGAGCCATGAAGTCTGCTGTACTACGTGTAGTTAAACCTTCACGCAGACGGCGATTGTTACGGTCTTCAAGCTGATTGTTCACTATATTCTTTTGAGCATTGAACTGTTGAGTCCATGCATCACGTCGAAAATTCAAGTCTTGCTTTGCCAACTTGACTTGCTTCCTACCATTGTATGCACTGATGATACTTGCCAAGGCTTCAAGACCTTTACTCATATCACCCATGTCCATGTTTTTAAAAAAGCCTGAAGTATCTGCACTACTTGTAGGCATAGTGCTACGTTGTAAGCCGCCTGTTTGATCCATAAAGCCGTTGTAAATGCCGAGATCGTCAAGGTTTAAATCTGCCATCATCTTACTCCTAAAAAGTCACTCACAGCAGTATAGAGTGACACGGTTACGTTGTACACGCCTTATCACACTTTACCACTATTAAGCAATGCTTCAGTGTAAATACTTGGCATTCCGACAGTAAGCTCAGTAATGCCAACAATTCCTAACATTTTATTCAAAAAAGTTTCAACTTTTTCACCATATATAATTTCACCCCTAGTTTCTGAATAAAGTGGATCATATACGTATTGGGTTTGTTTTAATAAAGCATAAGCTTCATCAAGCATTTTTGTACCTTCATCAATATTATTAGATAACTTTTCCATTTCTTTCATGACTTTTTCAAATTCAAGTTTTAACACTTCAGCATAAGTTATCATTAATTTACTAAAATAATTTAATAACCGTTTAGTGTCAAAATCAACAACTACAATAGCCAATACGTTAGCTAAAATAATAGCATCTCCCTCATCCATACCAAAGTAATTAACTAATAAATCAATTGTTAATTTTACAGCTACATTAATTAAAACTACTGTAGCTACTGCATAGACAACAGCCCATAACGTCAAAGATTGACCTTCTGAAGGTAAAGCAAGGATAACAGCAATAACAAAAGTAAATACTTTAAACCAAGTACGGGCATACCAAGGTGATTTAATAACTTGGGATGTATTAATAATAATCATTTGACAATGTCCGTATAGCTGCTCTCTTTTACGTGGAGGTAATTTATTAGCAATACTTTTCTCAAAAGGTACAAGTAAATTATCTGATCCCCGATTTGCCCAAGTAGCGTAACCTGATTGAACCAACTCAGAAGAAGCTAATTCATAGGCAACGATTTCTACATACTCTGTAGTGTTAATTTGTTTACGGTAAATATGGGCATGAGTAGTTGATTTATCAAATGGAGCAGCAGACATGATTAATACTTTAGAATAGTTAAAACTATTAACCGCACCAATTGATCCTGTAATAACTTTTTTACCTACAGCATCAAAGTGAAATCTTTGCTGATATACATTGTCACTGTATAACTGATACATACCATTCTTTAAATTATAAGTAGCGTAATTCAACCTAAAAGTTTCATCAGCTTTATTTTTAGGTACAGTGTCTAAGGTTGGTAATAAATTATAGAAATGATCAAAATACTCATACAAGTATTCATTCTGTTCTTTGGTTTTAGGATTTGCAGGGCAATGCAAAGCAATAGCAATTTGTTTAACATGCTCCAATGAACCAATGCTATTATGTATCTCATCACATAAGTAGTCATAATCCATACCCATACGCTTACACAACTTCTTAGAAGATTTATACTCAAATGTAGTATGTAATGATTCATGGTTAAGTTTACGACCATTAAACCGTATATAAATTCTAGGGAAGTAAGTACCTAAAGAAGTACCCATACTAAAAATATTATCAAGTAAACTGTTAGTACCACTCCCGTACTTATAGGTAAAGTAGTCTGTGTAAGTATGACCCCCTGATACGTAATCAAAACTCATCATAAAATAATCAGGATTACCTACATCTACTACTACACTATTATCTTCTGCATTTGGATCAATGTTCTCCATGTCATCATCATCAAGTGCATTAGTCTCATCAATAGCACCTGAAAATTCATAAGATAAAAAATCTTCTACTACTTCACAAATATAATCATAAGTTTTATTAATTACACGAATCTCTATTAAACCAACAATAGATATAATATCACTGACTGTAGTAGTAACTAAACTTACGTAACTACTTGGGGGAGTACCTACTGTAGTTGTAGTATCACTGATTATTGTAGATGTAATGGTATCTTTTACAATTGTTTGCTCACTTGACTGTTGCATACTAAAAGTAAATGTAAATATATCATTTGGAATAGCTGCATCACTATATGGTTTGATAACTCTATTACGATCTTCAGTACGGGTTAAAGTTGCCCCATAGTTATAAGCTAAACCAACGGTATCTAATTTAGATTCATCAATAGTGGTATCTATTGTATTTTGACAATAAGTAATCTCACCATCCTCTAAATAACAATCTACACCGTAGAAAGCATTTAATACTTCTAATTTATTATTAGTTACGTTATACCCATAAAGTGTTTTTAACAGTTGCCAACTAATATGGGAGTTATTAGTTTCTTCAAACTTTAAATAATTAATTGTAGCAGTTACCCCATAATTGGTAAGTAACCAATCTAGAAAATAATCATTCATTGCTACTGTATCATTTGTCAATTCAGTAGTGGTTACTGCACCATAAGCATAATTGCTAATGTTTGCTTCTACCCATCTACCTGCTTTACGAATCTTATTAGGTAATGCATTCATAACTGCATCACTAATAGCATTACCAATAGTTTTACTATTTGGATTAATGTTAATCTTGGAATGAGTCATGATATAACTAAATACAGCTTGTTTTGCACTATCAGGAAATTCATTATCACCAATAAGTGGAACTACTGCTGTACTTACAACAGTCTTTTTCTTACCACCAAAAATACTCATAACATTCACCAATAAATAAAGGGGCATAAAGCCCCTTATGTTTGAACCAAGGATTAAGGGGCTGGTACTGAATAGTCAGTAGCGTCAGGTGTAATACCTAATGGTGACATGGCAGCTTCAATCACATTACCCATATTATGATCATTCAGGTAATTGATATGATCAGCAGCCGTCAGGTCATCAGCGTTACGTCGAACATTCCAAGTATCAGCATACACTTTTACAAGCTTGAGTCGAGCATCATGATCAAGGGCTTCTTTCTGTTTGATCAAGACTTGATTCTGGTAGTAGATCACTGATCCTGTCAGTACACCTGTAGGATCGACTTGGGCTTTCTCTGTAGCAGTCTTTTGAGTATAGAGGGTTGTTTGTGCTTCCTGTGACTCTTTCTGAGCTTGGCTCAAAGCAATCTCTTTGTCCTTCAATGAGGACTCTTTATCAAGGATAGTCCCTTGCTTACCAATATTGATTGTCTGAGCATCTGCCTGTGCTTTCTGACTGTTGACTAAAGCTGTCTGTGCTGTCATTTGAGTCACCTCAGCAGGAAGTCGAGTGGTCAGTGTATATGTTGCAATATTGGTATTAGCTTCGATACTTGCTACTTCGGCAGGTAATCTACTGTTCAAGGTATATGTTGCAATATTTGTATTCGCTTCAATACTTGCCACTTCAGCAGGTAGCTTGGTAGACAAGGTGTATTCAGCAATATCAATCTGACTTTGAGCCAATAAGGCTTGCTTGGTCTGTACTTCAGTCTCTTGAACCAAGAGAGTATATTGTTGCTCTAACAAGGCAATCTCGTAACCTTGCTTCTCTTTAGCTAATGCATAAGCACTTGCTTGCTGAAGTACAGCAGGAATTGATTGCATAACCATATTGGACAATTCATTTTTATTGATATGCCCTTTATTGAGTAGTATCTCTAATTGAGATACCACTCCGCGCATCAAAACATCAAATACCCCTACACCTGTTGCAATACCTTGAGTAAGGTTACTCAAGTCAATTGTTGGTGCATTAGGTACTGCAATATCAATAGTAGGGGTAGTCATTGGATTAATCCTCTTGATCTACAAAAGTACTTTTCATTTCTTTCAGTTCTTCAACTGAAAGGGCAGGTAACTCGGTAACACTGTATGCAGGTAGTTGCATAACCTTTTTACGGTTATTACCTTGACTATCACGAAATGAACGATAACCTTGGTATTTCTTTTCACGCAGCATTTCTACCAAGATACGGGGAATATGCCAACCTGATTCACGACCAAAAGGTACATACTTACTTTCTGTCGGTACAAGTGAATTACCGTAGGTGAATAGCTCACCTTCAATATCACTCTTAGCAGGATTCAGGCATACAACAATAACCCGTACAAGCTGCATTGCAGACTCATAAGCTGCTGTACGTTTAGCACGCTCCAATTCTTCTTCACTTGGCTCAATCAGTGCAATAGGGGCAGATACCTTAGTTGCTGCTTCATTTACACGAGCTGCAACCAACTCCTGCAACTTACTTGTTGCAGTATTTGCTTGGTATGGAATACCTAACAAATCACATTGATCCAACAAGGCTTGACGGACAGGGTTTGTCTGACTTACGCCTTTATCCAAATCGGTATTGCTGTTCTCAGTACTCATTTCATTTCACCATATTGATTGAAGAAAAAAGGGAGTTTAATAACTCCCTTTTATCGTAGCAAGATTATTACATCTTACCAAGTGTTTTGATCAACGCAATACGTTCCATACGTTGAGTCAAGAAGCCGTAATACCACTCGATTGAGCTAAAACCCAATTTACCGTATGGATCATTGCGATCTGCGGTATCTTCAGATGGTTTCTTGGTGATGGTCTTAAACTTCAGATTTTTACCATCAGTTTGGAAACCAATAGTAGTGAAAGATTCACTACCAATCACCAACATTGGATAGACGTTGTAACGACCACCTGTTGCATAGTAGGTGCTATCCGAAGCAGTTGCACCCGCATTGTCCCAATGCAGCATCTTAGGCACTTGAATAATGCGGAAAGAAGCCACACTACCAATTTCGCCACGTAGAGGAGTAGAACCTGCTGCATAATGCTTCACATCAATGAATGCAGGTTGCTCATGGAAGTCTTTCATACGCATGAGGGTAGGCACAAGCTCACTGCCCACATACATGATACGACCACCACCAACAACTTTGGTATCAGTCATCTGACTACCTGTGATCACTTTGGTCTGCTTAGGACAACGGTTGTTATCCAAGTCAATACCAAGTTGGATCAAGTCAGCATAGCTAACAACATCACCTGCTGCCATCAAGTAAGTAGCGGTTTTACCCCCTGCCAACTTAACAACACCTGCCGCATTGATAAGATCAATCTGCAACATGTCTTCATTCATTTCATTTGCACCATTGATCAGCTCACGCTGCAAGTGCATTTGAAGGTCTGCATCTGTATCAAACTGAAGGCTGTCTTTTGACCACTCATAGAAGAAGCCAAAGTTTTCAAACGTACCGCTCAACTCTTTACGAGTGAAGCCTACACGGTTGACACGACCACCAGTCTCATCCAATACAGGCAGCTTACCTACGATAGTACCGATGTCTTTCGACGAACCGTAGAAGTTACCCGAACCTTGACGCTTAGTCGCACCACGAGAAGCAGCAACAGCAGCATTTGCCAAGCTATTGGTAGTACCAATCAGTTCAATGGTACTGACAGTGACTGTCCAAGGAGTTGACGAACCCGACTTAACAGCAACACCTGCTTGAATGGCATTGATAGCATTTGTTGCGGCAGTTGCATCAGCTTCGACAGCATATTGCTGAGTGGTTTGACCCAAGGAGATGTAGTACTTGGTAGTGTCAATAGTGACACCCGATGGATCAATCCCTTGAGTGTTGATGTTTGCATCATGCAGCAATGGCACATACACGTAAGACTTAATGGTTTTACCCATGTTCTTAGGCATAGTGGTGGTATCAGCGAGCATCGAGAAATACTGCTCTTGTGCAGCTTCGATCAATGCTTTGCGCTGATAGTAATGCAAATTGATTTGTGAACCAATGGTGGAAGGGATGCTTGGTGGAGCATTATATTGCATAGCCATTTTCAAAATCCTCGTGGATATTCCTAAGTGCGTTATACACTAGGAGGAGCTAATTTTGCAAATTCCTCATCACTCATTCCTAAGTAATTTGGAACTGTTGCAGTAACTTTACCTTTTCCTGATCCAGTAGGTGCAGCAGCATTGCGACGTTGTTCAATAACTGATGGATCAGTACTTGGTTTTTTAACAGGTGTTGTAATCTTCGGTTTACTTGGTGCTGTTACGGTTTGGGGCAAATTACCTTGATTCATCATCAAAGTCCCCATTTCCATATAGGCTTCCAAGTCAGACATTCCTACAAAATTACCCTTTGCACGTTCAACAGCCATTGCACTATAGACCGTATCGTAAATGCCTGTAGCCATTTGATTATGGAGTTGATTAATCATATTTGGTTGATTAGCCAACAGTTGCTTACTACCCTCATCTAAACTAGTGATGGTGTTACACAACTTTCCATAATGTTCACTGTTACTCAGGCTTTCAAACGTATCCCGTACAACAATTGCCAACTCATTAGGGTTTGCAGGAGTGGGCTTATAACTTGCAAGATTATCTTCTTGACTATACACATCAATATTGTGGTCTTTAACCAACTTAGCAATAGCCGTTGGATTACCTTTACTGACTTCAATCAAGAATCCCAATTTAACGGGATCAAGCAAATCATGTTCTTTCAGCAATTCAGTGGCTGCTCGAACAGGAACTAATTCCTGCATCTTACGAGTAAACCCACAACCTTTCTGCATCAGGCTAACAACTTCGTTAGCATCATTTACCTTTACCGTTGCACCGTTGGCAGTAAAGCCACCCGTAATACGCTCATAAAAAGCCTTGTAATCTATTTCAGATTCCTTTGGCTCAGTTGGCTCTACAGGTTCGGTTGGTTCAACTACCTCAGTTGGCTCAGTAGGCTCATCGGTAGGTTCTGTAACTGGTTCAGGTGTGATTACTTCAGGTGTGATTTCACTGTCAGTTGGTGCATCAACCAATTCTGGTTCAGGGAGCTTCAGAAAATCCGCATCACTCATTTCCAAGAAATTGGTATCGCTACTCTGTACATTGGTACTCATAATGGTATGCCTTACTGATTAATGCTTTCAATATTGGAGATTTCAATTACAGCTTTTTCACCTGCATCCTTAATATCCCGTAAATGCTTTTTCACATAACTAATGCATAACAGACTTTCTTCAATAACCTTTCTACGTTCCGCATCTACATCACTCAGATTTTCCACTAATTGAAGTGGAAGTTGATCAAAGAAATGCTTAGTGAATACCGCAGTAAAGTCAGGGTGAAGTTGAAGACGTGTCAATGCATCATTTAGTGCTTTTGCTTGTTTAAGGGAAACTAATTCATCAAGTAATTCAGCTTTCATTGTCTTTTCCTCCAAGTGGGATAGCCCATCCATCCCACCTTGAGTAAACTATAAATTAATTATTGATCACTTACCATTGCTTTTTGTGGAAAAGATTGATCCGCAGCTTTCATTAAAGCTTGTGAATTATGATCAAACTTTTTCATCTCAAGATTGGTATCTCGATCAATAGCCTTTTCAGCAATCTTTTCAAGATGATCAACACCATTAGACTTACGCTCTGCATCAATTTCTTTATTGATTGCATCTGCTTCTGCCTTACGTGTTTTACTTTCAGTCTCAATAACCTTAGTACCATTGAGCACTGCCTTAGCACGGGCTTCCTCAGCTTGAGCCAAGAGCAATTCAGTCTGAGCTTTCTTATAGGCAATCTCTGCTTCTTGTGCAGCTATTGCCATTGGATCAGGTTCAGGTTTAAATGACTCAATAGCATGAGCTAAGTCAGGCATCTTACGTAGTTTAGCAATCTTACTCAGGATCATATTGACCATACTTGAATCAATACTATTACCCATTGTCTGCAACATAAAGCTAAGCTCTTGAGCTTTAGCTTCATCTGCTTCAGGTGTACTGATAGCAATACTTAAATCAAATTCCCCTGCTAAATCATCTCGACGTACAGTCAGATACTGACTATTTGTCACACGAATAACTTCACTCTCATCGAGAAAAAGACTATTCATTGCAACAATCTTTCTACCCACCTCAATTAAACCATCAGCTAATCGACGTAGAATACTCATCTCACGTTTAGTAGCAGCATCCAATACACCGCGTACAGCAGCACTTGTTGCAGTACTTCCACCCAATGCACTACCCGTTAAACCCGAAGATGAAAACGCTTTAGTACCTGTCAAAGACTCTGCATCATTATTACAATGATTAATCATGTACATTGCAGCCTGAGGAATATCAGGATACTTATGTTGGTAAAATAAACTAGGATTAGCTGTCGGGTTATATTCGTAATCATTACCTTCTTTAAACTTACGAAGGTTAGTGGCATCTAATGCCCCTTTAGGCATACCAGTCTGACCATGTGCAGACTTAGCCATCAAATCAATTACACCCCGTGTAACAGCTCCCAATATCTTCTGATCATCTTCAAGTAGTACAGCATCAGGCTCACCGTATACACCTTCAACATCGGGCAAATACTGTACTACTACGAAAGGCAATTGACCATCAGGATAAGGGTTCAATTCCATACGAATCAGTACATTGTCTACCCAAGTAGCGACAATAGGCTGAGTAATCCCAGAACCATCAATATCCCAATATCCCCAATATTCGTAAGCGATAATTTTCTTACGCGCATCGTCGTTGAAGTTAAGACCAGAGGATACCGTGTTTGAGCTGTACTCGCTCGCTTGAACTGCTGTTGATTGTGAGACATTGATCTGCTCCAAGTTGGTGTAACGACTACCTGCCTTACGTAAGTCAGATAGGCTTGTATCAAAAGCATAGATTACAAAATTAGCTTTAGACATGTCACCATTACAAGTAGGATCAATGTACAAATTAGACAGGTTGCATACATCAATGACAGGATGATTACGAATAGTCTTAGTGGTTTTTACTGTTTCATACCCTACAATAGTTGCATAAGTAGGTGAATTACTTCGGATAGTTACTCGTACAGACTCTTGTATTTCTTCATCCAACTGCAAAAACTCAGTCACATTTTCTGTGCTTAAATTAATATATTCTTGCAATTGATCAATGCTTGCTTGATCCATCAAAGGGGTGTACTCAAATACTGGTACATCCTTATCCACTTTCATTTTTTGGTTCAACCAACCTACCCGTAGAACAGCAGTCCCCTCATTGACTAACTTGCGTACATACTTATCAATAAACTTAGTACGATTCATCTTGGTACGGAATTGATAGTTAAGCAATAAAGCATTCTGCTCAGCTCGTTCTGTATCCTCCCAAGTTGTACCTGATACCTCAAACATATCATCATTACTTAGGAATGGTTCAGTCAGGGCAGGATACCGCCACTCAGCTTGCTTACGAATCAAAGGTGGACTGATCTGACTACGCTTAGCATTTGGGTCTTTAGGCTTGTTATTGATCTGTAGTGCTGCCAACCACTCACTTACTTTACTACTGATAAACGTAGTAGCTGATTGAGCAATCTGTAAGTCATGCTTCAAATCGTTAATTACAGGTTCTTTTGTCCAATCCGTCAAAGCTTTAGTGTCAATGCTGTCATGCACTAAGTTAGTGAAGTTTTCCATAAAAGGCACTCTACTCAAATAAAAAGTAGAGTACCCTACAAGACCTTTTAGATAAAGCCGTTATTGATGAATTTGTTATGGTCAAGGCTTACATCTGCTTCATAGCCTTTCAACTTCAAACGACTTACTTCTTTATCCAATAACTGTTCAAAGTTATTACCCACATGAAAAGGTGACTTTACACCTGCACCTGTATCAAAACTAATAGTCCATTGTTGAGCAATGTAATAATACAAAGCTTTTAAATACATAACAGGTAAATCTATATCTACACTGCTTGGATCAAGTGCATCCAATTAATTTGGACTATACAACTCTAAATCTACAGGCTTATAGGTAGCTTCTACCTCAATTGAACCAATAAGATTAGCAGGTACTTGTATAGTTTCATTATCAAGGGCTACAAACTCTAAGGAGCTACCTTCATAAAATACATTTAAAACTTCAATCAAGTTACCTGTTGAATTAAGTGAATACTCCAAAACATCTTCTACTAAATTAATAGTAGTCTTACGTTTATTCAAGAGAAATTCACTATACAACCAATTAACACCACTATTAATTAAAACAATGATGTTATTAACAGAATCTTTCTTAATTGTCCCATTAACAGAACAATTATAAGAACCAAGTACACCAGTACCTAGATTATTCAAAACTGTTTCAAGACTGACCATTTTACACCTCAAACAATGTAATTGCGAATACTGTAGTCATCATCATCACCTTTATGACTGATGTGATTAGACCAAACACCCCTACCATCACTACGCATATTAGCATTTGCTGATGGATAAAACACATTCAACAAAGCAATCTGACTTGTACCATCAATAAAGTCATCCTTCTTAGCTTTGATTCCCCCACTACTGATCATCATCAACTGATTATTGATCCCCTCTTTCAAGATAGGATGAGTCTTCCATTCAACAGGGAAGTAAATCTTACCCCCCTTGAACCAAGGAACAATGACATTAAACCGTTGAAGCTTATCGACTGTTGGTCTAATTCCAGGCTTACTTGAATTGTTACTACTGGTCAATGCAAAGAAGGTATTCCTAGTCAGCATCTCTTGCTGAATCCAAGGAATAAAACCCCCTTGTTGACCTGACACTTCAATACCTACTTCATAAGGCTTATACTGAGATACAAGTCTAAAAAGATCATCAATGTTTTTATCCATTGTCTGCCTTTCAAGAACACCGTCTACCCAAAACCAATCTCTATTATTATTGACTGCCCACACATTCAAGCTACTAAAGTCAGCACTCTGCTTATCACTCGTAGCAAAGTCAGTAGTAATATAAAAATTATAATTGTCTTTATTGCGAATTAACTCACTACGCTTATACCAACGTATGTCACTTTCAACAATTAAGCGTTCATCATTATTCATTACCCGTAGCATCATCTCTTGGTAAAAAGCAGATACTCGACCTTGCTTTAATAACTTATCATATACGCCATTCACATATTCATAAGTAAAACGATCAGGCCAACTCCCTTTAAATTCAGCTTCAGTACATGGAAACTTCTCACATACAGGAAATACGTTTACTTTCCATGCACCGCTCTCAACAGCACAATATAAAGGGTCATTTGCATTAAATGGTGTACCACACCAAATAATCATATTCTTTCTAGGGTGTAATGCAAACTCAATAGCGTTACTCACGGTAGTCTTAATAGTCTCCATGACTGTCAAACTACGTGCATCTTCATCAGACACCAAGTCATCAAGCACAGCTAATTGAGGACGTACATTTAATTCTTGAGTACCCCGTACACCAGTAGAAGCCCCATAAGCTTTTACCAAAAACGATTGACCATCATGGTTAGTAAACTCCCATCGAATATCAGTAAACCGTATACTAGGAATAAGCATCTTTAAGAAAGGACTATTATCCCAAGTATACTCTAAGTTTTTACGCATATTTTTAACTCCATTATCTACAGAGTCAGAAACGTATAGCATCAAAGTAATTTGACCAAAACTATCAATATGTCTGAAAGCAGCTAAATAAAGAATTAAGTACCTCATAAGGGTAGTCTTAGCAGCTCCTCGATGAATCATGTTTGCAATACGTACTTGTATCTCATTAGGCTTAATTTTCCCTAATTGATCCAAGACATGATAGTGCAATACTGGTGATTTGTTTTCTTCACCCTTCTCACCATTAACTTGCTTAATAAACTCAATAAGTTTTAAAGCAAATAAAGAAGGTTGATAGTTATAGTCAATACTATAATCTACACCATCTAACCATTCATCAACACTTTTAGATGTCAAGTCTTCATTATTAAACATCTTCATCCCCTAGATACTGTTCCCACTTAACTGCACCGCAGTTATGGCATTTCCAACAACTCCTTGCACCAAAACGATTAATAGAATCACCATAAATGTTAAAAGCCAATTCCCATTTATGCTTGCAGGTAAACCAATGTTTAATCCATTTCATGTTCAATCACCTCACCTTTAACTGTACGCATCTCTGCTACATCCTTAGCAGACATCCCTTGTTCAATCAATCCTAATTGAGCTTTAGCAATAGCAGCTAATGATTGCTCTACTTGGCTCAATGGTGAATTTTCACTAATACCTAAACTCAATTCTACTTTCTTAACTTCAGGTGGACGAAGAATATCAGTCAATTTAGCAGCAGCATTGTACTTAACCATTTCCGATTTAGAGTTATGCATTAAATCATTAAGCTTACTCAAAGCATCATGATACAGCCCTTGATTCAAAATCCAAGTAGGAATAATGGTCTGTGCCATAATTGCACTAACCAACTTACTCTTATTATAAGAAGATATGTAAGATTGAATAGTACTACTCGTAGAACCATTATTAATATGTTGCTTATACCGATCAGGAAAAGCCTTCATATAAGCTTCAGTGTTACTCATACCCATTTGCTTATAAGATACGTAACGTACTGCATTAACATACTCATGCAGCTTGTACTTACCTTCACGAAATACTGTATTGAAGTTAAGAATATTCTGTTTGAATATCTCTGCATAGTTAGGATCACCTAATGCAGAATTAACCTCAGTCAACAATTCATCATTGACTGATTTACGTAAATGACTTGGCATTGCTTCTCGCAATTCCTCAATAGTCATTAGTGTGCTTGGTTCAAGAAGTGCAGTCATGTTTGCTATCCTATAACTTAGATACAGTTAGCCTATAGTTTTAAATTTAATTTGACAAGTAAAAAACATTGAGTTAATTTGCACCTACACTTTCGCTTTAAGGTAACGACTTGTTAGGTGTTCTCGCTATACAAGTTGATTGACCTACCCCCAACACTCTAATGAAGTTTGCCCAAGCTTTGTTAGAGTGTTTTTTTTTTATCAAGCAGCACTTTCGTGCTGTATGCCCTTTGAACCAAAGAGTAAAGACCATGTCACAGCTTCCTACAAAGCTCACTCAAGATTATCTTGAAAGCCTTGTTGTCCATCATGAATACAACTTTATCCCTAACACAAGCATTACTGTTTGTACTTTGTTCCTTCAAAATGGGGCAAAGATTATGGGCAAAAACTACGGCTCTATTGATTCAAACAACCAAGATTGGGAATTGGCTAAACAGTATGCCTACAAGGATGCATTTGATCAGTTGTGGGAGCTCGAAGGCTACCTCCTACGTCAACGCATGTTTGAGCAATACAAAAACCATGAGCCTGTTCTTGTATCACCTGAGCTGAAGTCTTATGTTGGTGTAAAGTTGGTACACGCCAAGCCAATGACAGGTGATGACTATAAAGCCCTAAAGGGACTTCAAACTACCCCTGAAATCAAAGCAAATGATCAAGGCTACTGGGTTCAATACCAAGATGGCTATACCTCATGGTGTCCCAAAGAAGTCTTTGAACAGGCCAATACCTGCATTGAAGGTCAGTTTGACTTTTCCATTGCAATGCTTTGCCATAAAG